CTACCTAGACGCCAACATTCCCGGATAGTGCTTTGCAATGATATCGTTCATCTTTTCTACAAGTTCAGGGCGTTTGAACGTAAGATGCGCGGTGCCCTTCTGAAAGTAGCGGATGGATAAGTACGCATCATCGTAAACATCCTTACCCGGATTATCGCGGATGTAGTCCATCAGGCGAATAGATATATCTCTCCGATTGTCAGGTACTGATTTACCATCTAGTAAACACAGCATTCGCTCGAGGTCTGCCAACTGATCCCTCCGCCAGCCCCAGTTCAGACTAAATCCCCAGCGGTTATGCATCACCAGATTGTTAATGATGATCTTCTTACCGAAGCGGCAAGGACTATTGACTTTGTAATCCCAGGACAGGCCTTTGAAGACGTTAATGACCCCGCGCTCAAAGACATCCATTTTGTTCAGATGTAACTGTTCAAAAGTACTGAGAATGTTCGCCTCACTGATAGCTGGAAGATCGCCCTCCTCCAGGTTCTTGTGCCACTGGTCGCGAGCCTGCGCATCCATCAAGGCCATCATGCCGGACTTCAGCATCAAATCGCGCCAGATGCTGCGGTCTATATTGTGGGTAACGGCAGGCATCGCTTTATCAGCCTTCTCAGTCAGCCAACTATCGTAGCGGTGCCCGGGCTTCATCGCCCAGTCTTGCGCTGTGCCACCGCCTATTTCTGAGGTTAGCCGTGAAATGGCATCAAGCTGCTCAATGAATTCTTCAATTAGCACAAGTGCTGCATTACGCCCGGTGACGATGTGCTCAATATTGGTCGAGTTAATGAGCTCAGTGTGATCGGTAATCACTTCAGGTTCTGTTTGCATCGCAAAAAATTCCATATAAGCAAATGCCTCTGCCGGTAATGGCAGAGGCATTATGCGTTGTCAGATAGAGGAGAAAGCAGCAGAAAGGTAAATCTGGAATGCGCTATACAGGATTTAATCGATATTGCGCTGTGTTAATCCGGTCGCATGACTTGCCTTAAGTACATCGGCGGCGGTAAGAAAGATTTCTGGCTCATAATAGGGATTACTGCTGGTATCAATGCGCACCAGGTCATATTTTTCCACCAAGAAGTTGATGGCATCGGCCAAGGTAACACCTGCCTCAATGTGCTGTTGGATGACTGACTCACTGCAAAATGGCGTATCGTTTAATTCCAGCCCAAAGTGCCTTTCCAGCAGATACGTAAGAAGTAGCTGCCAGATTTCTACTGGTGACGGGCGTGACGGTGCCTTCCGCGTTGGGATGGTGGGTAAGGTTTGCATAAAGGTGATCTCTGTTAAATAAATAAGGCGCTGGTGATAGGGGACGTATTACGTTGAAGGAAGCCGGTGAGTTAGGATTTTTTTCAGGGAAACTACTTATTGCCGGATGGCGTCAAGTACGCCCTCCAGTGTAAACCAGTTAATACCCTGTTCTGCGTCGTGATGGCTGGCAGCATGGCGTAATGCCGCTCTGGCCTCTTCTTTCGTAACAGAGCCATCCACATTGTGTACATCGTCTTCGTACCAGAGTGAACATAATACGAAGTCGTCATGTTGTTACTGTTGTAACAGTTCAATAACCTCGCTGATTATACAGGCGTGCGGCATGGCTATTCATTTCCTGGCTGTGCTACAGGTTGCGTCGGATAAATCGCAATATAGACATAACCGCAACTGCCGAGGGTATCTGCGTCGAGGGTCAGCCCTTTTGTATGCAGCGTGACGCTGTGCTGATGGCGTGGATTGAGTTCACCGGAAACCAGCATTAACTCGAGCTGTTTGAGAAGTACCGGAAACCTCTGATCGAGATGACGTAAATCCGCATCACTGAAGGCTCCGGTGATACTGGCGCGGTCTGCCAGGTAATGCAGGCGATTGCCTTCCTGTACCAGCCTTGCGCCAAAGCTCGGCGTGACAGCGGGTTTAAGTCCCCACCAGGGTTCGGCAATATCATGATTTGCTACAGGTGTTGTGTTCTGCATTTAAGTAATCCTTAACTGGTGCGTTAATTCAGGGTAACGCTGCGCAAGACGACATACGGGCCATTGCGGTCCTGGCGACGCTCAGCGAATACGGCCAGCACGCCGGCGATATCCTGGACCTCCCGGCCGGCATAGTGGCAGATACTGCCTGACCACTGGTATTTCCCGGTACAGAAGCGAAACAGGCGGGAATGAGGATGCTGACGGTAAATCGTCATTGCCTGGCGTTTGCTGATGATTTTCATCGCTATTCTCCTTACAGCCAGCCGCGTTCGGCAAAAGAGACAATATCCATCCTGCCGACCACCAGGTGGTCCAGCAGACAAATATCAACCAAGTTCAGCGCCTGTTTCAGGCGTTCGGTGACTCGTCTGTCTGCGTCGCTGGGTTCAGCGAGACCAGACGGGTGGCAGTGCGCCACGAGAATGGCGGCAGCGTTATGTTTCAGCGCAGCCTTCACCACTTCTCGTGGATGTACCTGCGTATGGTTGATGGTGCCGGTGAACAACGTGTCGTGCGCAATCAGCCGGTGCTGGTTATCGAGAAAGAGCGCGGTAAATTCTTCGCGCTCCAGTGTGGCAAGCTGCAGGCGCAGCCAGTCACGGACGGCATGGCTGGAGGTGAATGACGCTCCGGGTTCACGTAACTGTCGCTCCAGCAGGGTCAGCGCCGTCCTGACCGTCTGCTGTTCTGTGGGGGCCAGTTCACGGGCAAACAGCGGAAGTTGTTGTTCCATAATGTTGACCTCAGTCGATGATGTGCATAATGGCGTTACACTCCGCGTGGTTGAGCGCGTAGTCCCGCAGACGGTAATAGTGCCCGGTCATGGCATCGCACTCGGTACGCATGGCGTGGTGGCTGTACGTCATCAGGCAGACGGCAATACCGGCGGCCTCAGCGCTCATTTCTGCGCCGTTTCCGTTCATGCTGTTAAACAGTGCCCATTTCCCGTCATCGTCACCGCTGGCTTCCGGTGCCATAAATGCCCCGCCGCTGCTGAGGGTGTAAAAATTCCAGATACCACCCTGGTAATCTGTACAGAAACGGTCCATCCACGCGAAGACTGTCGGTTCGAGGATTATCCACTGCGGGATGCTGCCGAAGTGCCCTGGCCAGAAGGCAACACGTTGCTCATCGGGCACCGGCGTGCACACGATGCGCTCTTCATCAGCGTATGGTGAAGATGGGGATTCAGTCACCGTACTGGTCAGGTTAAGAGTATTGCTCATGTGATTTCCTTTGTATTTTCATATGGGGTGTTGAGACGAAGTGACGGGCAGGACTGCGCATAGCCATCCTCATCACAGCGTGACGGCCAGCTCCCCTCCGTGATGCTTAAGCTGCACAGGCTGCGTTCACCGGGGCGATAAAGAAGGTGAGAGCACCAGACGCAGAAGTCGTCGTCAGAGATGGAGCGGCTGCAGGGATTGTTTTCCGGGGCGGTCGGATAAAGGGTGGCCTGGTGGGCGTTATCAGGTAGCGGTGGCATCAACTCAGGGCCTGCTGCAGTTCTTCCGCCATCACCCACAGTGCCCGGTTGAGCTTAACGTCGCCGCCTATGCCTTTAACCGCACGGGTCTGGCTGCGTTTGCCTTTGGCTGTACGTCCTGGCAGCCCGCCTTTCAGCAGGTTCTCCTGGCAACGATTGAAAACTGACCACAGGTCGTCCTGACGGTCTTCATAACGGCGGGGCGTCAGTATCTGGGATGATGTCAGCGGCTGGTGCTCATCACCAAAGCGGTACGTCAGTGCGGCTCTGGCAAAAGCCTGCTGTGCGGTCGGAGTAAGTAACAGCGACTGCATGGCATCCCGCTTCTCTTCCACCCGGTCAAATATCCCCAGTACCTCGTAAGCTCCTTCAATGACTTTCTCCACCACATTACCCTTGTGCGGCACGCGCACCTCACCAAAGGTTTCGCCACAGACAAGCCCGTTCTGACATACAAAACGAAACAGGCCCGGCAGCATCTGGTATGAGCTGGAGCCGTCGTGACTGTTAAGCAGAATGATTTCGGGGACCTGTTTACCGGTAATCTGGCTTTCACGCCTGAGACGCAGCATGTGCTTTGTGTGGTCGCGTTTATTCAGGTCGCGCACGCGTGTCTGGCAGGCAAAGAACGGCTGAAACCCTTCGCGCTGAAGGTTCTCCAGCAGGGTAATTGTCGGTATATAGCTGTAACGCTCAGAGCGTGACGTGTGCTTGTCTTCGCTGAAAACGCTGGGAACATGCAGCATCAGTTCTTCACGGGTTAACGGACGGTCACGGCGTATCTGGTTAATCCGGCCAAAGCGGCTGGCTAAGCGCATGGGTAACTCCTTAGATTACATAAATGAAAAGGCCATACCTCCCGAAGGAAGTACGGCCTTTTAGTGATCTAAAAAAACAGGGGGGAATACCTGGGGGGAATACGGTCAGTACCAGGGATGCCAAACGAGCAGGCTGTATCCCAGAACAAGAATCAGGACATACAGCATGCAGGATCTAAGGTAGATAACGCCTGCTTTTTTCATCCTCCCTTTTGTCATTTTGACCTCACAACCATGTTATAAAGCACTGCGCCAAATAACGGGTCGAGTATCAGTGACACCATAAACCACAGCCAGAATGAACGCCCGCGTGATCTCGCACACCATCCGACCAGGGCTGAAGCCATCATCCATAACAACAGAAAAATTATCATGTCAGTATCCTTACTGATGGTCGGCCAGACGCGAGAGGGAGGCAATACGGGTTTCACCCTGCGCCAGGCTACAGTTATTGGCCCTGGCGGATACCAGTGCGCCAGCGAGCGCCGGGGCCAGTTTCTGAGCCGGATATTGCCAGCTCCATGCCAGTGGACCGTAAGCGGATACTCCGTCATTTTCATAGAAGTGGAAAACAAAGCTTCCCTGTTTATAATCCAGCATACGTGACGCTGCTCGTTTAAAATCCGGTGAGATCTGGCTGTCGAACAGTGTCAGTGGCTGTTCGGCATGAGTCTTCATCTGATGATCCCCCTCCGGGTAATACTGGATAGTCATACCCGTTGCGCCTGATGCCTTGCCTCCTGCGATATCTTTCAGCCAGTAGAGAATGTTCAGGCGCTTTTCCGGGCCGTTGCAGGTAAGAATAAACTTCTGCGTATCCTTACCTTTTGTGGCGCTAATGATAAAATCATCCACGCCCCCCATGATGCGGTCATGCGTGACCTGCACATTTCCTGCCACCTCGCCTGTGACGATAACGGGTTTAATGTCATAGGCAGCAGCACGGCTCACCTGAATCCATGACACTGCGACGACAATCAGCAGCGGGGCAATAACGTTTACCGTTTTCATTTTTTCACTCTCCCGCTTCGGGTAAAACGACATAAATATCTCTGCCCCTGACCTCAATGGTCATTGGCTCCTTGCTGCCGGTGTTCATGAGTGCCTGAGCCCGATAAAAACGCCCACTGACCTCTTCTTTTAAATCCGTTACGCGAATACAACGTTCATCAATGCCCTGACCCTTCAGGATTTCAGTGACCACTGGACAAGCGCTTTGTGCCAGCCGCTCGGTATTAGATTGCGTTTTAAAATGATTACCAGCCACGGCTGACAACACCGTGCAAATCAGCCATACCTGCAACAAGCGCCAGGGCTTACCCTGACGCTCATCACGTTGACGGAGATAAACCATCGGTAGCAAGAACCACCCCATTGAAGGGGGAGTGATCCCCTGTTTCATAAGGTTCAGCCGGTCGAGCAACACCCAAATAAGGGAGAGAACGATATACAAGCCAAGTGCAATCTCTTTAGGGAGGAAAATGGCGAAGGGTATCCAGATAACCGGAAGGCCAATGGACAAGCACCAGGCATAGGCGTCCGGCTTGAGAAACGGATAAGGTTTCAGCATAAAAATATTCCTTTATTAACAATTTATTAGAAATTTCCGGGATTAAATGACATCCCCAGCCAGGGATCGTATCGGGATGCAAAGAGGAGGGATAATCGTTAGTGAAGATCAATAAACCAAAATTGATCGTTTATATCTATCGATAAAAACGATCGTTATAAATTAATTGATAGTCAAAGGCTATTTAGATGCAATATTCGATCGGCGAAACAGATCGAACGGGTAGCTTGATTTAGATGAGATTTAAAAGAAGCGATGCCAGAATAATCTGGCCAAAGAGAGTAGCCGACTACGGACCTGTTTTAACCACGTTCTTATTGTGTGTGACTCCAGCAGGGCATCCACGCTTTCGTCGAAGATATCGCCTACAACTCGGGTAAAACCTTCTTGTGCAGTGGTCGTAACCTTCTCCGTCCGATAGACAGGCTCAAGCTGACGGGTGACCGCACTGCTGGCTTTGTAGGGTAGAATGGTGATTAGAGTTTCGACCCATTGAGATATATTGAAGCCTTCAGAAGCAGAAACTGCTAAAACAGGATGAACGGGAGAAAATACGGCATTCACCTGGGTTACCTTCTCCTGCAGATTCTGCTGCTGCCTTATAGAAGGCTGGCGGCTTTCTAAATCCCATTCCCGGCAGGGTTCAATTTTATCAGCCTGATTGAGGACAAAAAGAAAGCGCGCAGGATCTGCTCCTTGCGAAATCATTTGTCTGTAGCAACGAATATCATCATTCCAGGCCCGGTCGTCAGCTTTAAGCACCCAGATAATCAAGTCCAGTTTACCCAGCCAGTGTTGATATAACCGAGTATAAATGCGGTCAAGTTCTGGCGTTTCACCTATTCCCGGAAAGTCGACAAAGAGCAAAGCATGAGGAGCAAGGCTCATTTGATAACGCTGTACCTGCCGGGTGCATCCCTTGACTGCGCTGACGTTGGCGGGTGGCGGATTGAATAAGGTATTGCAGAGGCTGGATTTACCCAGTCCGCTTTTACCCATAATGCCAATCGTTGGTTCGTAATGAATGCACTGATTTATATTCTTGAGAATGGCAAGGGAGAGGCTTTCAGGGAGGAAGGACAGTGGTTGTGTCAAGGCAGAGATGCCTTGTTCGGTTTTATCTGGCACATTAACCTCCATGATTTGAAATTACAAAACGGCAGAAAAATCTGCTGCCGTTCTCATGGAGATAATATAGGCCTGAAAACATGTACAGCTAAAAACCTCAGATGCTGGCCTATCCGAAATGTCTTTTTTTCTGTGTGTCATTCATTGGCTTCAGTCTGACTCTGTCTTCATTGAAGTTGATATCAACTACTTTAAGCAAAGGGACAGGAAACTTGTCTGATGGGAAGGCTTTAGCAGTTGTTCGTACAGGGATGAAATATGCACCGACAGTACCCGGGGGTGCTATTTCTGCCAGTTGGCATAATCCCATATTCTTTCTTACTCTGGATTTTGAAAGGTCTCTGAATTTTATATATTTGATATTCTCGAAATCATATTTACCCCCCCACCTCGCCCATTCAGACCGAGTGACATGGATGATGGTACAGTTTGCTAAAAAATTCCCCTCGCAATATCCAGCCTCTGAGACGGTACGGTTATAGAAACAGGTAACAACTGTTTTAATCACAACCAAGAAACTCCCATCATGGTTAAAATCATTCTTATGATTGTTGAATTTCGAAGTGATATCGAGATGGATCTTACCATCAATTTCCTTCATCAAATCTTTGTGATCAAGTCTCTTTTGAGCTGCTTTACTCTCAAATGAAAATGCAGGCAGAGCTGTAAAGGAAATCAGCCCGCTAACCTCAATCCTTGTTACCCTAGTGTACTCAGGATAAATCCGCACCACATCGACTTCTTCCTGGTTCAATTCAACAGATGCTGCATTTTCTCTTTCACGTGTTACCAGCGAATAAAGATAGTGTGAAGCGCTTTTCTTTCCATTTGGCTTTGCGGCTTTTACCCTCAAAAACCTGTCAGTTTCATCATCAGAGTAATACATCGTCGCTTTGTATTTATAACCCATTTTTTCGTACCTCTCTCCACAGCAACAGCATCAAAAGTAATACTTCTCCGGTAACTGCTTAAGCTTACCTCACCCAAAATGGTCATAGCTACATGCTGGCCAAAAAACGATGTCACCGCATGATTATGACCTACTTTTAGTTTATATAAAATATTTAATCAACCTACATGAAAGTGACCTATTTTTAATTTATATCTTAGCAATCATATAAATATATGAAATCCTCTTTGCAGGTATAACTCTAGGTTTTCTTAAGGAGATTGCAGTCAAAAAAGAAGAGCAGCAGAGTGAAACCTGTAAGCGCCTTATGGAAATTCCCGGCGTGGGGCCGTTAATTGCTACAGCGTAAGTTGCCACCATGGAAGAAGCATCAGCATTCAAATCAGGGCGTGAGTTCGCTGTTTATGTAGGTCTGGTGCCGAACCAGACTGGTCCCGGGGGAAGTGCGCCTGCCGGGGATAAGCTAGTGTGGTGAACCACTCCAGACAACGTATAAGCGCAAGAGGAATACGAGCTAAACCCCTCGAAAACTTCAAGGATAACTCGGGAGTAATTTCAGCAGGTTTACAGGCTCGTCGAGGCCTGATTTTGGCGAATCCTTCTATTATTGCAAACTACCTTTATCCACTCGCCCTTGTCTCCGTATTGTTAATAATGGACATCAAGTCATCTAAAGACATAGGGGTATGAATAGAGCTATTAGTACGACATAACCACCTGTATGTACTTGAGCACTGTCAGTACAAGAGAGGCTGACACTCAGTAAAAAATTACTAGAGATCCGATGAACTGAACTCAGTCAGCGAAGGACTCAACGTAATGAAGAAGAAATCAGATAAATGCACGCCTAATGAATACTATGCCAAAAGGATCAGCGAAACGGTAGATAAAGCCCTTGCGGACTATCCCCGTGTGATGGCTGTAAGATTTGACCTTCACTTCCCCGATGAAGAAGACAGGATGGACTGCCCTACACGCTATTACGACGCTCCCGATGTTATTTCCAACTTTATCGCCTCAGTGAAATCCCAGATTAAAGAGGACGTTAAGCGCAAGAGAAAAGCAGGTAAGACAACGCTGACCTGTAAGGTAAGGTTCGTATGGGTGCGAGAACTCAATCAGGATGAAACAAAACACCACTATCACGTCCTTTTGCTGCTCAACAAGGATGCCTATCCCTGGCCTGGTAAAAGACGAACAGAATCATTAACAAATTTTTATAGCATTTATCAAATCGTGATTAACGCCTGGATCCGAGCAATTAAACGTAATTGCCATGAAAAAAACTATCATGGGCTTATCCATATTCCTGCTGGGGGTTATTATTGTTTAAATAGTAATAAACCTCAGTTTGAGACTGATTACGAAGCATTAACCGAAAGAGCAATGTATCTGGCAAAAGAATTTAGCAAAGATCACTCAGACGGCAGGCGTAATCTGGGTTGTTCGCAGGGGTAAGCAGCAAGAAAGTATTTTATTACTCTCATGTGGATGTTGAGAAGGAGAAAGTGCCAACGGTCGATCAGACCTGTACGGCACATCTCCATACCTCTCAGCGTTACATATGGAGACCGTCATTATGACAACTCAGAATAACTTACCCTTCCTGCATAACGACGAGCTTGTCGATATGGCATTCATCACCACCTACACCAAAATGACGGATAAGTGGTTCTACAAACTTATTCAGGATGGTGCTTTCCCTAAGCCCATCAAGCTCGGGCGCAGCTCCCGCTGGCTCAAAAGCGAAGTGGAAACCTGGATGCAGCAGCGTATTACGCAGTCCCGCATGTAACCCACGTATTCGCGAGTTACGCTAAACTAACGACTCACCGACCAGAATTATTCCACCATTTGCACACTCCCATTCTGCCCATCCTGGGAAGACTTTCGTCTGCGTGTCTTCTGGCGGTAATGAACAACATAATGTATGCCAAATCTTTTATTGCCCATGCTTCACGTGGACGTCTGACTTCGGCTGCTGAAGCAATAACATCCCCTTACGACTGCTACACATGTCACCTATGCGGCAGTTCGCTAGACTTTCATACGTAATGGGGCATGGCTCGTCCCTAGTTTGTACATACCGCAGATGCCTACACTGAGAATAGTCGACTACCTTGCCTCTACGTGACGATCGTTCTCGGGAAATTTCCCCTTCTTCAGAGGCTGCGACGTCTGGTGAAAATACACACCTTTTGATGCGTAAGGGGGATTGGCAATGTGCGGGTTGCAGTAAGGGCCTGATTACCAGGTCAGGGTAAGGCCCCCGGAATTAACACACCTTTGCGCTGCTTTATAAAATCAGGTTGCCGGGTAGCGCACCAGTAGTATTCGCAACATAAGCTTTTGGCACGGAGCGGACGTTAGGTTCGCAACGGCCACGGTGAGCGAAAAGCGGACGTTCGCAGTTAGCCGACAGTAGATGAAGAATTGGCTAATGAAGCCGTGTATTCATTTACAGGGAGCAGGTCACCTTCATCGCTAAAGTACAGAAAGCTTCTGGTTGAGCCTGTCGCGTAATGTTAAATTTCCTGAAACGAACCAAGTTAAGACAGGGAGCTAACAATGCTTAAGGCGCTTGTTACAGGAAAATTGAGTCTGGCGAAGACATTCTGGGGATGGGGATTTGGCGGAACCGCGCTGATTGTGGCCATCAGTAAGGCAGGCGTCTATGCGGGCCAGTACTGGCTGCTCCCGGTGAGTCACGTACTGCAGGCCCTGCTTTCACTCGCGGTGCTGTCCGGACTGACGTTCATCCTGAAAGAGAAGCACACCATTCCGGGAGTTGTGCTCGGGGGCGTGGCTTTTGCCATTTTTCTTGCGCACTTAATCCTGAGCGCAATATTTGCCATGCGCTTCTCTTCATGGATTTTTTTCTGAATACCGGCAGGTCTTCAGTTGAGATGGAATAAAAAACCGCCCAGTACCGGGCGGCTGAACTGACTGATATTCAGAGGGGTGAACTACTTGCGTAACCCTCAGCCAAGCCTCCCCGAAGACTAGCGGCAAGCGTAAGCGGTCAAATTTCTGTACACCATGTCGTATCCGGGCAGCAAAAAGGATGGCATATCAACTCCCACTAACCACGTCAGTTTCATCTGGCCAGTCTTTGCTAAGGAGGATGCTTAAAATAATGTTCATTCAGCTTTTCAGTTATCGTGGTAAGGCGATCTTGCCGCGCGATTTCAGGTATCTGCTGGCCGTCTTTCCAGACGACTTTAATGCGATTGTTTTTATCCCGAAACACTTTTAATTTTTCTTCAGCCTCCGGGGTATAAGTCGAGGATGTCCAGTACTCAAACGTCAGCTTACGGTCTCTATATACATCGCTGTTCTGATAAAACTTGCGGATGCGCTGTACCCGCTCGAACCATTTGTCAATCAACGGGGAGCAGGTCAGAGATAGTCCATGAGGCCGCACTGCCGTAGGACGACTTAACTGGCATAAAGTCAGTAAGGCTGTAGGAGATATACATAACCAAGGGGCCAACCTTATCGATATTTTATAAAACCGAATTCTTTATTAGTTGAGTCTTTAGGCGGTCAGTTCTTATCCCATAGAAGCCAGAAAGTAACGGCTATGATTGTGATCGCAAATATTGCTGTTGAACCCCACGCGTAAGCAGGCCAGTAATTGACAGCAAGCACTCCGAAACCGAGGATAAGTATTGCCGGAATAAGTGTGCTTGCAAAGTATGTCAGCTGCGTGCGCAACCATCTTTTTAAAAAATTAATCATCTGATAATCCGTACAATGTCGTCAGCTATGTCCTTGTCTGATCGCGAGGAATTAAGCCTGTGCGCGTTTCGGCTGATAACCGGTTCAACAATAAAATATAGCATCTCCAGTTTTGCAGCGTAGAGAGCGGAGTAGTATCTTGGATTTTGGTATTTAAGTCGGTTTGCAGCGTCTGCCGCCAGTTGCAAATATCCGTAATAGCTCACAAGGGTTATGCCTGCAGCGGAAAGTTTTGCGAAGTTTGTAGTCGCGCCCATTCTGATGCCAATACTGTAGCTGGCAGCCATCACGATAGAATAGGTTAGCGCCTGGTTTGTTAACGACCCCGAAGCTATCGTAACTCCCATACCGATGAGTATCTTCCTGATGCGGGTTATGCGGTCTGACGTCAACCCCTCAAGCAACTGGTTGACGTATATCTCAAGCATTTTTTTGACAACGTGGTGCTCTTTGACCAGCTGGCTAATGGCTTCTAAAAACCGGACATCTTCGGTTTTCTGAGCGGTACATACGTCCTGATAGTTTTCAGTGAAGCAGGATGTATAAAACGCAAGACGTCTGGCTCCAAGCTGAATGCGGTTTGCCTGTGCCAACACCTCATCTTTTACACCGCTCAGAGCCTTATCGAGACGTACTCCGAAAAGCCTGTCTGCCTGCATACTGTTGATGATATCTGTGTTGCTGATCATTTGGTCTCAGGTCCGTGATTTGTCAATTAAATAACGTCAATAAGACGTATTTTAACCGAAAAGAAAAACCCATGCTTAGCATGGAGGGTCCATTAACTGCTCAACCGCAAAAATTATAGCGGGTTCAACCTCAACATTCCGCTCCAGTTTTGCCCTGAGCAAAAGCATAAGGGCTTCTTTGATTTCTTCGCGGCTGATTACGTCACCATCACTCGCTTTCCTCAGACAAACCAGGCCGCTGACCCTGACCCAAAATCCTGCTCCATTCAGAAACAGAATTCCGGCATGATTAATACCCCCCCGAGCGGAGGTTGAGCCAATGAAAAAGTCACGATTCACTGAAGAACAGATTGTCTTTACCCTCAGGCAGTCTGAACCGGGTACATCAGTACCGGAGGTCTGTGGCAAGCTGGGTATCTCCGATGCCACATTCTATACGGGGCGCAAGAAATTCGGCGGGATTTCCCCCTCTTAACTGAAGCACGTGCGACAGCCTGAGGAAGAGAATCTCAGGCTGAAAAAGTTGGTTGCCGATCTGAGCCTTGACAAGGCCATGCTGCAGGATGTGCTGGCAAAAAAGAACTGACGCTGGCAAGACTGCGCGAATGGGTCCGGGATCTGCAGGCACGCTACGGAGCCAGCGAAAGGCTAATATGCTTTGCCGTGCGGGTCAGCCGCAGCTCGTTCAGGTATCGTTCTGTGGCGGCAGACGACAGTGCGCTACGCCTGCGTATCAGGGAGATCAGCGGAACCCGGATCCACTATGGCTGTCGCAGAGTTCACGTCATGCCCAAGCGTGAAGGCTGCCGGGATAACCATAAACGCATGTGTCGACTCTACAGCGAGCAGGGTCTGTCCCTGCGTCTCAAACGTCCACGTTGTAACAAATCGGCACATCGCCGACAACCCCAGCCTCAGGGATTGTATCCGAATCATATCTGGGGGGGCATGGACTTTGTCTCTGACGCATTATTTGACGGACGTCGGTTACGCCTGCTGACGGTAATTGATCTCTACACGCGTGAATGTCTGGGGGATCTGCGTGGGGCAGAATCTGCGCTCAACGGAGGTTGCGGAGATGCTTAACAGTATTGCTTGCGTTCAGACATCCTTTACAACAGTTGCTGAAAACCGATAACGGCTCTGAGTTTGCAGGAACAATGCTGGACAAGTGGGTGTATGAACGAGGGATCCGTATAGACTTCTCACGCCCGGGAAACCCAACGGACAATGCGACGGTGGAGTCGTTCAACGGCAGACTGCGGGAGGAATGCCTGAATGAAAACTGGTTCATGTCGCTGGAAGATGCCCGGTGCAAAATTGAGGCTTGGCGCATACAGGATCAGATACGAGGAGCGGATCAGCCCATCAACTCCCCGGAGAAACTGAATGTGACGGAAATCGTGAGGGCAGCAAAGGCCGCACAGGAGCGGATGAGACTGAGTCAGCAAGATGGGAAGGCTTTCAAGGCGGAAAGATAAATACAGGATGCTTCAGTCATTAGACGGTTGCTGATATTTCCGGTAGCGAGCACACCTCCCGATTTATCCGGGAGCAATTGCTGCTGGCTGGACTGGCTCAGGAAATGCACGGGCGCAGGAGTCTCACTGAAGCGGCAAGTGTAATCCGGGAGTCAGCGCTTTATGTCCTTAACTCTGAAAGGTAAACTATGCCCATTCATAGGAGCTGTAATCACGCATTGCTTAATAGCTGATACGCAAAGCCGTGTGTACAAAACCAGGAAGGCATATGACCAGTCGTCCCCAGATGATAATCAATGTGTTACAGGCGAATCCCGGCCAGCAGTTCACTGCCCGTCAACTGGCGCAGAAAATCATCGATCACTACAGCGCAGAACTGGCTGAAAAACGTAAAAATCCACGTTTTGTCAGCGATGAAGCTTTTTTAAGCCAAATCACCGCTGAAGTTGGTGGCAGCCGAACTGTTAAAGCGAAAGCTATGTGTCCGCAGGTTATGACGCGTGATAAGCCAAGACCACGATTGTTTTATTGGGGGGAGTCTGTGGTTGGACAGGCGGATACTAATATAGCCCCCGAACCATCAGTTGAAACTGTTAGCTTTACCGAGCATTCGTTGTATCCAATCCTGATTGATTACCTCTCGCAGGAAGAAGGGCTATTGTGCCGTCGTATTGACGAAAAGCGTTCAAGCAACAATAAGGGGCTAGGAGGAAACCATTGGTTATATCCCGATATTGTTGCACTGGATCCCCTGGATAAAGAGTGGGATGATGTGGTTCAAAACTGTGTTCGCCATAGTGAAGGTCGTTTAACGCGACTTTGGTCTTTTGAGGTGAAAAAGCAGCTCAATCGCAGCAACGTGCGTGAATGTTTCTTCCAGGCGGTAAGCAACTCCAGTTGGGCACATTTCGGCTATCTGGTTGCCACCGAGATTAACGAGGATAAGCAGCGTAGCGTGGAACGTGAACTTCAGATGCTCTGTGCACTACACGGTATTGGAGTTATCCTTCTGGATCCGTATGATTTCTCTAATAGCCAGACGTTGATCCCTGCACGCGAGCGCACCAGCGTGGACTGGCAGTCAGTGAACCGTCTGGTGGAAGAAAATCGAGATTTCAAAGATTTTATTGAGCTAGTGGGGGAATACCATCAGACAGGGAAAATTCATAAAACGCTATGGAATAAATAGCCAATGTCAGATCAGGTCTGAGCTAATACAGCTAATATATATAAGAATGGCAAGTCCTTTAAAGTACTTGCCATTTTGTTCAACTCACAACGTTGTATCATGAGTTGAAGCATCTATATTTTCCCACCCACTCCCTTAAATTTTTCAACAAACGCTGCAATTTTTTTGAAAACGCTTTGCTTTTTTGCGAGGTGTTGGGGATTTAGTGGGCTCATTTTGGGCAAAACAGCACTGAGCTCTGTGCCATTGTCGCTGGCAAACTCTCTTTTAAGAGAAGTGGTAATATAACGTTTAGCTGCCTCTTCATTCAGATTCTCGGTTCCAATTAACTCTTGCGCTTCGCGCAGTTGCTCTACCTGTGCAAAAGCAAAGAAGGCGTCTATAATATTGGCCTTGTCACTAATTTTGTCTAGGTCGGTTTGATTAATGAAATCAACGACTAAGCTTTCTTTAGCTCGACTCCCAAGGCTGGCACGTATTAACCGACGAACTTCATCAATTAAGTCTGCTTTACTTCTATTCTTACGGTTGTGTTCAAAAATCAGCTCGAGAATATAATCTAGATTAATTTCTTGCGACTTCAGTAAATCTACCTCGAAGACAATGTCATCCCAATCAATAGTCGATTTTTCTTTTTCAGCGGAAGATTTTTCCCGACGCAGCCAGTCGCGAATATCGTTATAAGTTGAACGGTAGTCCTGAATTTTTCGTTCAGACGGCATGTTAATCGTTTGCAGCGTCGCCAGATCCTCATCGCTTAAATAATGCAGGGTCTTGAAGTCCTCAACCGCCTCAGGGTCATTGATGTTAATGTTCTGCAAGGCCTTCAGGCTGGCAAACTCGTCGTAGTTTTGCAGCACGTTCTCAACGCGTAAATACTCGCCAAAGAGTTTCGCAAAGGCTTTTTTGTCGGACTCTTTCTCAATGGCTGAAGGATCGGGAAAGCGTTGTTCTAACTCCCTTACCACGTCCACAAAGCCACGCCTTGCCTCACCGGTTACTACGTCGGTAAAGCCTTCCATATACTCCTTGTAGCTTTTCTCGAGCACCACGTTCTTGGTGTTTTTATCGCCAAACAAGGTAATGGCGTCAATTGTCGCCTGCTCTAGGTCACGGAAGGTAACGATATTGCCGAAGGTTTTGGTTGCGTCAAAAATACGGTTGGTGCGTGAATAGGCTTGCATCAAACCGTGGTAGCGCAGGTTTTTATCCACAAACAAGGTATTCAGTGTCGGTGCATCAAACCCGGTCAGGAACATGCCGACCACAATCAGCAAGTCGATCTCCTTAGCCTTAACTTGCTTGGCAAGATCGCGGTAATAGTTTTGGAAACCATTACTTTCCACGCTGAAGTTGGTTTTGAAAAGCGCGTTGTAGTCAGCTATGGCGGCACTTAAAAACTCTTTGGCACTGCTGTTCATTGCCGATATGTCAAAACTTTCATCCAGAATATCGCCTACGCCATCCTGTTCCTCATTGGCCACAAAAGAGAATATGGTGGCAATTTTTAGCGGCTTATCACTGTCTTTCTGCAAGTCTTTGAACGATTCGTAATACAGCTTGGCGGCATCCACGCTGCTCACGGCAAACATCGCATTAAACCCTTTTGCCCCTGCGTGCAGGCGATGCGTTTTTTGCCGAAAGTTATTCAGGATGTACTGCGAAATTTCTTTTATACGGATGGGATGCAATAAGGCTTGCCTGTTTTCCGCCGCGCTGAGCTTTTTCTCGTCCTGTTCACTTTCAATGGCTTTGAAATGAGGGCGCACATCGTTGTAGTCCACTTTGAACTTGAGCACCTTTTCATCTCGAATCGCATCGGTGATCACATAAGAGTGCAACTCTCGACCGAACACGCTGGCCGTGGTGTCTGCCCCCAAAGCGTTTTGCGGAAAAATTGGTGTGCCGGTAAAGCCGAACTGATAGAACTTATTAAACTTTTTCTTTAAGTTCTTCTGGGCTTCACCAAACTGGCTACGGTGGCATTCATCAAAGATAAACACCACCTGTTTGTTGTAAATGGGCAGGTCGTTTTCGCTCTTCATCAAGTTGTTGAGTTTCTGGATGGTGGTGACGATGATTTTGTTGTCATCTTTATCCAAATTACGCCTGAGGCCAGCAGTACTATCAGAGCCGTTCACACTATCCGGCGAAAAACGCTGGTACTCCTTCATTGTCTGGTAATCCAGATCTTTACGATCCACCACGAAGAAAACTTTGTCGATAAACTCCAGCTCAGTGGCTAAGCGCGCCGCCTTGAAGCTGGTCAAGGTTTTACCAGAACCTGTGGTGTGCCAGATATAACCGCCGCTTTCCGTATTGCTCCAGTTTTTAGCCTGATAGGCGCTGTTGATCTTCCACAAGATACGCTCGGTAGCGGCAATCTGGTAAGGGCGCATTACCAGGAGTGCATCGCTCACATCAAATACCGAATAATGCAGCAGCACATTGAGTAGGGTGTTCTTCTGGAAAAAGGTCGCGGTAAAGTCTTTCAGGTCTTTCAGCAAGCTGTTATCAGATTTCGCCCAGTTCATGGTGAAGTCGAAGCTGTTCTTGTTGCGTTGGGTGGTATTGGCAAAATAACGGCTATCGGTGCCATTGGATATCACAAACAGCTGCAAATACTTGAACAAGGAATGTTCGCTGTTAAAACTCTCTTTGCTGTAGCGATGCACCTGATTAAAGGCTTCGCGGATCGCCACGCCGCGCTTTTTCAGTTCCACCTGTACCAGCGGCAAGCCATTCACCAGAATAGTGACATCATAACGATTGGCATAACTACCCTGTTGCTCAAACTGCTTGATGACCTGAACCTTATTACGGGCAATGTTTTTTTTGTCTACTAGGTAGATGTTCTGGATATGACCATCGTCAAACACAAAATCATGGATATAGTCATTGTGAATTTTGCGGGTTTTATCAACGATGCCATCGCTTGGCCTGTCTAGCCAGGTCTCCACAAACCGCATCCACTCACCGTCAGCAAACTGCATGTTGTTTAAGGTCTGCAACTGCTCACGCACGTTGGCCAGCAACTTCTCAGGCGAATTCAAACTAGGTGCATATTCGTAACCTTGATTCTGCAAATCCTGAATAAACTCACGTTCCAGGTCACCTTCGCTCTGGTAGCTTTCATTGACCTGCCATTCCTTGGCGTATTTATCGAGAACGATAAAGCTATTTGATTCGGCAACAGCCTTGTATTCGTACATGCTTTACCCCTAAATCTTTTTCTTTAGTTTTCAGCCTGCTGAAAGCGATACATCGTATTGATTTCATTAACCAGATACTGCAAAACACGCTTGTCGTCTTCAGTGAGATCGGCCACTTCTTCGCCCGCATGTTTCGAGTGGCTGGAGATATTAATAATCCGAGCCTCATACGGATTGGTTTTTCCGTCATTAGTTTTTGGCAAAAGATCACCCCATTTCTTATAGCCAAGAAACGTGGAGGTTTTTTCCAGAATGTTTCTTAAAAAATTAAAGTGATACTTGCTCAGTTGACCACTCTCGATGGCTTTTTCGAGTTCTGATTTCAAATAAAGATGATATGAGAATGGCGAGTCATTGGGTTGTTGGTCTAACTGAAATGTGCCGTCGTCAAGCCTAGTCATCCGATACTTATCAAGCCATTTTTTCTTGTAACCACCGTCATCACTGTTGAGCTCATTATGCAGAACGTTATAAAAAAGCGGATTGTGAGTGGTTATGATGAATTTGACATCAGAATTGTTTGACTTGATCAGTTGGGCCAAATCTACGGCCAATTCAATCAAATGGTTCTCATCCAGCGAACTGACCGGGTCGTCAATAAATATATATTCCAATTGGTCAAACGCGTTGGTTTCACGCTCGGCGGGTTCAGCAACATTGAGAATGTCAATCACCTGCTCGATCAGCGTATAGAAAATACTCCAAATGAAATTGCTTTCCTCGCCCTTGGAGATTTTTAGATTCCCAGAGTGTTCATCATCACCGCGCTCAAGGGAAAAAGTCACCTCCGAAAACGCCTTTACAGTGATTTCTTTGTCGTCCTTGCCTTTAACTTTATATTCTTCATTGAATCGTGGGGTTAACTTCTCATTAGCATAGCGCTGAAAGTTGGTGATAATGTTTCGATCTTGCCCTTGATCTTTCAGTACCCAATCAGTAAACGAATTGGGCTGGATTCTTAGCCTGGGCTCGGTATCCTGCAACAGGTCGTTGTCCCAAAAGAATAAATCCTCGGTAAAAGCATTGTAATACAGGAACTTGTCTCGTGATAGCTCAGATTGATCGACTTCATCCTCATCATTCCTGGAGGGAACATGCTGCTTAAATTCTCGCGACAGGCGCGTTTTCCCCGTGCCATTAAAGGCATAGATCAACTGTACCTTTTTATTGGCGTTTTTAAGCTGCTGGGCGATTTCTGCTAGCTTCTTGCTCATATCAGGCCACTACCTCTTCAGGCTTGGGAAAACTCAACAGCAAATCGCGGTAATACTCATATTGCTTTTGGCGTAATGCGATTTCACGTGGCAAACCTTCGCTGATGGAATTGGTAAGGGCTTCGAATTTGTCTAGAATAGCGACGATGCGGGCTTGTTCGGCAAGTGATTTTTCAGCGTCATTTGGATACGGAACAGGAATTGCGATTTTAGCAAATCCATTAATCAATAATGTATTGACCTTGGTTCTGGCCACATACTTTGCTTTCTCGGCAATGAAAGATGCTGTTTGCATGCAATAGGAAACAAACTTCGGGTTCATTGAATGCCGGAAAGCATAACAATGGTCGTGAATAGCCACTTTTTCATCTCCAAGCCAAGCCACGGCTTTACCAACATCCTCGACGGTCTCTCCGACATCAGTTATCACCACGTCTCCTGGTTTCGCATAGCGAAGTGACTTTGCCATATCATTTCTGACTTGAGAAAGCGCATGAGTTGTAAAGACGCCGTACCGGGTGTATATCTCACCGTAGTGAATAACACTGATACCATCTCCGACATAGTCAGCTTTCGTAAAGCGCTTTCCTCGAATAAATTCGCCAATCTCCCCCAAAGCTTTCCACTCTACGTCCCCTTCCTTAAAACTCAACAACTGGTCACGATAGTAGTTGTATTGTTTTTTACGGGCTGTAAGCTCGGCTGTAAGCTCGGCTGTAAGCTCGGCTGTAAGAGAGGTGAAAGTGTCCAGAGTGCGGACGATTTCGGCTTGGATTTCAAGCGATTTTTTTGGGTTTTCCGGGCAGAGGATGGGGAGTAGGATTTTCCTAAAACGTTCTTTTGAAATATTGAAGCGAGTTACACCACTTGCAGTTTTTGCAATTTCAGATCGCATGAAACGGCTGCGGAATAAATACTTTGAAAATTCAGGAGTCAGCGAAGCATTTTCATTAAATCTGACTCCAAACGAAAAACTATTCAGATAAACAGGCTCTTCAGGCTGTATAGTGACAGATGAAGACATGCCTGCTTCCTCAGCGGTTTCAGAAGATCCTGTAAATAAAACGTCACCGTATTTAACCTTATGTTGGTTTTCAGCATCAGACATCTTGACGGATTCAAGAGAATTAAAGTCAACATCTATATTGGCAAATATGTTTTTATATGTAACAAACTTTGCATTGCCATCCTCAAAATCAGATTTACTTTTTCCGTTAAGACCGCCATATATTTCGGCCACTTCTCCCAACGGTTTCCAGTCAATCTCAACACCATCAAGCAGCTTTTCGATAAAGCTCACCTTGTTCATGCCTCCAACTCCTTACCTTCGATCTCCGCTACGATAGAATCAATCTCCGTCCGCAATTGATCGATCTTGGTGCCGATGATTTTCAGCTCGGCATTGAGCGTAGTGATATCGACTACTTCGCGATTGTCCTCAGCTTCGATATAACTACTGACCGACAAATTGTAATCATTGCCCTTAATATCTTCAAAGTTCACCGATTTGGCAAAATGATCAACCTCTGCCTTGCTATCAAACACCTGCATGATTTTCTCAATGTGCTTATCTGTGAGCGAGTTGTTATTGGTGTCCTTTTTGAACAGCCCGCTGGCATCGATAAATTGAGTGGACATGTCGGTTTTATGTTTGGATAGCACCAGAATATTGACGGCGATAGTGGTACCAAAAAACAGATTGGGTGCAAGTAAAATCACGGTTTCGACGTAATTATTGTCCACGAGATATTGCCTAATTTTCTTCTCGGCACCGCCCCGGTAAAAAATGCCGGGGAAGCAGACAATGGCTGCGCGCCCTTTGCTGGAAAGGTAACTGAGCGCATGCAGCACAAAGGCAAAGTCGGCTTTTGATTTGGGCGCTAAAACTCCTGCCGGGGCAAAGCGGTCATCGTTGATCAGCGTGGGATCGTCTGAGCCTATCCATTTCACCGAGTAAGGTGGGTTGGAGACGATAGCATCAAAAGGTTTGTCATCGCCAAAATGCGGATTACGCAGCGTATCACCGAGCTGGATATTGAACTTGTCGTAGTTGATGTTGTGCAAGAACATGTTCATCCGCGCCAAGTTGTAAGTGGTGTGGTTGAGTTCCTGCCCCCAAAAACCGTCTTCAATAATGTGGGCGTCAAAGTGTTTTTTGGCTTGCAGCAGCAGTGAGCCAGAACCACACGCCGGGTCATAAATCTTGTTAACGCTGGTTTGCTTGTGCATGGCAAGCTGTGCAATCAGCTTGGACACGTGTTGCGGGGTAAAAAACTCACCGCCGGATTTACCTGCGTTGGCTGCGTAGTTGGAGATAAGAAACTCGTAAGCATCACCGAAAAGATCGATGTGGCTACCCTCAAAATCGCCAAAATCTAATTCTGCCACCCCTTTGAGCACTGCTGCCAGACGTGTATTTTTGTCTTTTACCGTATTGCCGAGCCGGTTGCTGGTGGTGTCAAAATCAGCAAACAATCCCTTGATATCGTTCTCTGAAGGGTAACCGCTGGCTGACATTTCAATAGCCGAGAAGATGTCAGCCAAATCGGTATTTAATTTTTCGTTAGTACTGGCACCTGCGGCGATGTTAACAAACAAATCATCTGGGTAAATGAAATAGCCTTTAGTTTTAATGGCGTCGTCTTTGATTTCCGGGGTAATGACGCTCCGGGGGAGTGTTGCATACTTGACACTGTCATCACCGCCTTCAATGTAATTAGCAAAGTTTTCGCTGATGAAGCGGTAAAACAGAGCGCCTAAAACGTATTGCTTAAAATCCCAGCCATCCACTGCACCGCGTACATCGTTGGCAATCTGCCAGATCTGGCGTTGCAGTGCGGCGCGTTGTTGGGTGCTTGTCATGGTAAAACTCCGGTTTTAATACATTTTTGATAGCCAAAGGCCTATTATAAGTCCTGCATTATAACGATTAGGGGCGTTCTAATCATTTCGAATTGTCACTAAAATGGGTGAATCGTAGCGGTAATGGTGATTGATTAATATTTAGACTACACACGGATAACGATTTGCCCAGTATTCCCCCAAACGGCCGACTGAAAGGCTGGTGCACCTTGCATAATATATTCTGATCGCTGTTGGCCTTGCCAGACAGGAAAGGAAGCGCTTTAGGACTCGTAAACGCATATGTTCATCATGCTGAGGTTGCCGACGACGCAGAAACGTCATCTGTTTCCCGAACGTTAGCTTCGGACATCATCTGGCTGCAGGAACAAGCGAAACGTTACGGGCCATCAGCACAGCTCTACAGCAAGGGGAGTACATCTGGCTTGCCAGGTCTGGCCAAATCACGCAGTAGAGCATGCTGTTTCGCTTTACGTGCACGATCGAAACCCTTCGGGCAATGGACTTGATCGACTGGCTGGTGTCCGCAAAAGAATGGAAAGAAAAATCTAAACTGGCAGGTAATGTCTGTGCGATCTACACGCCGAAAGACGAACTGCACCAGGTGTTCAGTGGCACGGGTGAACTCATCAGGCCGATGAAGCTACGGCTTACCGGCGATATCAGCGGTATTCCTGCGCTGACCGCCCAGTGCAATCTGAACGCTTGCCTGATGACGAGGGATTTTTCGTTTATCGGCTGTTACCTGACCCGTTCCGTGAGCATAAGAGGCTCATGCCCAACGAGGTTTCGGATGAAAAAAGAATATAGCGATAAAAGGACGCCCGGCCACATAGGCTGAGCGTCCAAGGATTACGCCATTTTATTTACCACGGCTCAGACTATCTATATGGTCAGCATACCATTGCATCATCTCGCGGCGGTTTTCCAAATATTGCGCGTGGTTATATGTGCCGCGGATACTGTTTTTATCCACGTGAGCGAGCTGCATCTCTATCCAGGCTGTATTAAACCCCTGCTCATGCAGAATGGTACTCATGGTGTGTCGGAATCCGTGACCTGTAGCCTTCCCGTGATATCCAATTCGCTTTAACACCTGATTGATGCTCGCTTCACTCATTGGTTTAGTGATGTCATTGCGACCCGGAAATACCAGCGAAAAACGCCCTGTAGCCGCTTGAATTTCGCGAAGTGCTTCAACCACCTGAGTTGACAACGGCACCATATGTGGTCGCCGCATCTTCATGCGTTCTTTAGGCACTTCCCAAATCGCTTTATCAAGATCAAACTCTTTCCACTCCGCCAGACGAAGCTCAATGGTTCGCACGCCAGTCAGCATCAGAATACGTGTGGCAAGCCGTGTAATCGGACTGCCACTGTAATTCTCCAATGCTTGCAAGAATGGTGGCAGCTCTTCAGACAGTAAATGAGGGAAGTGTTTCGGCTTCGGTGTAGCCAATGCACTGGCAAGATCCGCAACCGGGTTGATCTCCGCCCTGCCCGTCACGATGGCATAAGTGAACACCTGCTTACAGGCTTGCCGAATTTTACGCAGTTTATCCAATACTCCGCGCGTCTCTAACTTGCGCAGCGTCGTGAGCATCTCTAGCGGTTTTATTTCAGCTATAGGACGCTTACCAAGATCCGGAAAAATGTCATTTTCAAACGCTTCTATCAGATCATCAGCATAACCCTTTGACCACCCTGGACGCTTGTACTCATGCCATTCCAGGGCAAGTGCTTTGAAGTTGTTCTCAATAGCAATTTTACGCGTTTGCTTATCAACTTTCTTCTGCTCACTCGGATCGATGCCGTTAGCAATCTTCCGTTTAGCTTCATCACGACGTTGTCTGGCTTCAGAAAGCGAGATCTCTGGATAAACACCTAACGCCAGGGTTTTCTGTTTGCCATCAAAGCGATATTGCACTCGCCAGTATTTAGAGCCGTTCGGATGCACCATTAAATGCATTCCTTCCCCATCGGTAAGCTTAAAGGCTTTATCGGTGGGTTTCGCACTTCTGACTTTTACATCTGTTAGCGCCATCGGCTGCTCTCCGTCATTGGATGTTGGTACAAAAAGTCATTGAACGGTGCTATACCAACACATATACCAACAAAGATTACTTGATGTGGGTTGATATCGATAGACTTAGGTTGAAGTTGAGAACCTTGTGTCGTGCTAATCCACTGAATTACAGGTATAAAAAAAGACGTCAGTTGACGTCTTTTGATATAAATTTGGCGCGCCCTACAGGATTCGAACCTGTGACCTACGGCTTAGAAGATAGTAGAGCGTAATTTAACATACTGATTAACCGCACAAAATCCATGCTCGCAACAGGCTTTGTGTCGTTGAATGTCATCTAGTGCACTTAGCAGTAATTCGTGTTTTTCTTGTGACGCCACATTTACGACACAGTAGCGCCACAAGAAAGATTCGAACCTGTGATTCAAACCGGCATCCAGTCAGCCTCGTAAACCGACAGGATTTCGTGCGTCACCACGCCGAGCATCACCACACCTTCCAGTGACTCCCCATCGATCGTCTCACCCTCTTCGGTGACAATTCCCGTTCTGAAGTACTTCCCAATCATCGGGTAGCCGTCAACCTGCCAGGCCACCTTATTGCCCGGCACCGGTGTAATGGAACTGTCTACCAGCGCAAACCCTCTCGGCGTCTCAATCCTGATGGTTGACGATGGACGCTGAATCATCAGCTTGTTCAAATCTATGCGGCTCTCAACGAAGTCTGCCGCCGGTGATGGAAATCCCATATCAATACTCCCCGTAGTGGTAGAAACGCTGCCAGAGGTTGTTGTGGCCCTCTTCAGGTGATACGTCACGAAATGTCATCACATGCTGCGCTATCCACTCGTTAGCGCTCTGGTGACTCATTTCCCAGTTTCGCTTGGCAAGCTCGGCAACAAAGTCAGACGTCGAGACGGTGACGCCATACTTCGGGTTGCGCCGCATCGCCTCATGGAATGACAACCGTATATCGCCGTAACGTGGCATGTAGAGCCCCCGTGATCACTGTTTATCTGTTTGATGTTCATCATGGGATACAGATGGCCTGGTCGCAGGTCCGAGTAAATATCCATCAACCCCCGGGACAAGCAATCTGCCGGTATCTTCTGATCTGACCATCAGACAACCCATTCGCCAGTCCAATTGCTGAACCCACTTAACGCGTATAACCCCGCCGTTTGTCAGGCAGGACAGGAACTTATCGCCATAGCGGGACGCTTCAATATTTGACCATCGCATAAAATCACCATGAAAAACTGTATGCATATACAGTATATGATGGATTGAATTTGATCAATGGCGACTTCTTACCAGGGATTAACTGCTATATGATAAGTGACATAAAATTAAGGAGATCATCATGCTTGAACTTTTCTACAACTATGAAGGATGGATAACCAATCCTGGCGCTATCTTTGACATGGTCATGAATGTGGCCCTGGCGTGCGCTGTGGTTGTTTTTCTAGTGGGTGTCTTCATGAAGAGTGAATCATAGTAATGTTCAATGCTTTACTGTTTCCGGCGAACATACTTATCGCTCTTGGGTTCTGTTCACTAATCGCACTTGACTCTCTTTCAAATCTCTACAGTTCGCCAGATGATTATGCGATCCTGGCTTTATCTGTAATGCTTTCCATCTATGGCGCTTTCTGCGTTTTCATGTTCCGCCGGAACAAACCATTTGTTGATGATTCAGGCGAGATGGCAAAGAAGTTCTCCCCCTTTCTGAAGATAGCGGCATGCGGATTCATAGTGGAATTTGCTCTCTATGGAATACCTCTTCTGCTTAAGGGAGGGCGAGACGATTACACCGGCATTCCTGTGCTGCATGTGGTTTTCTATTCCTCATCCATCATATCAGTGCTGTTTGCATCCCTTTATGCCAGTAACCGGAACATTGCGATAACCCTTTTATTTGCCGCTGCGATAAGCGTACTGACGCTATCACGTCAGATGATGATGGTGTCATTCTGCATATTTATAATTTCATCACTGATTCGCTACAAGATAACGAAGAAAATAGCTTTGCGGCTGTTCTTGCTGATATTTATTTTGTTTGCGAGTTTCGGTTTTGTCGGGGATATCCGGCAGCAGATGTCAGGAGACTATGTTAATAACTACATATTCCTGGTAGGAGGGGCTAATGCGGGGGGAGAAGCGCTGGGCTCTTCTCTTTACTGGCTGTGGATCTACATGGCTACGCCTGTCTATAACCTGATTCATAACCTACATGACTACAACGTTTATGGAAGCTTTTGCGGCCCGACAGACACGATCGGAACCTGTAACGGCTCGTACATCAGCACTGTACTGATACCCAACACCATAGCGAAATACCTTGGTGAGCCTGAATTTAAGATATCACTGGAGGTTCCGTACCTGAATGCCGGCACCGGCTATGCTGCTGCTGCAAGGTTGCTTGGATTGCCTGGCGTCATAATTCAACTATTGGCTCAGTTTGCTTACTACTTTATTGGAAGGATTGTGACGCCTGTCAGGATGAGAACGGCGTACACTGTTTATTTTTCTGCGCTATCTGTCTTTATGATATTTGATGACCTGTACACGCATGGTGAGTTTTTCTTTGGCTTTATTTTGATAATTCTGGCATCGAAAGGAATTAAGTTAGGAATCCCAAAATACCATTTTGAAAGAAATTAGAATTGCGGCATCCGTGCCGCAGTTTTACCAGTTACTGACTATGACAATTCCTCTCAAAAACATTCTTTTAAGAGAGGTGTTTGCTCCTGAATTTTCCACCCTGAATATCAGGCCATTATCTGGTGGTACCGATATATCTCCCGGCGTAACATCAGCATCGATAACCTGGTTATTTGAAGACAACCCTGCTGCATAAAGAGGTGAGGATATGGTATATCCGTTGTCGTTGGTTGATAACAGGCTGAATGTTCCGCTCGTTGTTCCGCTGAGATTGAAATACTCCATCACGGTTCTGATATGGCTTCCTACCATTATCCCTGAATTGTAACTTGCAGATGTTCCTTTGAACGCAATGCCGCTGTAATCATAACCTGTAGTTGTGCTTGTTCTGTCTGACTCCGCAACAGAAGCATTTGTCAGAAGACGTATCGGGTAACTACCACCCTGAACATTGGCATTGCCGGTCGAAGTGTCGAGTATGCATGCCTTGCTGAAAAGTGATGTGATTGGCCATATTGTACTTGATGGCGTACCGCCAAAGAGATATGCCTCAAACCTTATCTTTGGCCTCACTTTCTGGCTGGCAAGTCCGATAACCAGGTTCCGGCATTTAACGTTGTTCCTTACACTTCCCTGAAACCCGCCTGACACCCCATCCCAAATGAAAGCCCCGAAGTTACCCTCGCAAACTTTACCAAATACCGATGACGCTGCCACAACCTGATCCACATCGCGGCTGTAGTAAGACTGACTGGTTGAGTCAACGTAAGCAGACACAACCGGGATGACAATACCTATCCCTGTCATGGCCTTGATAGTGCCGAAATCAAGCCTCATTTTTGCCAGGTCCTGCTTCAGCCAGTCAGCATAACTCCCGGTTGAATAATATCGAGAGTATGAGTCTACAAAAGCGATATCATAGTTTTTGCTGAAAAGCTGGTTGAAAGGCTGACCAGATGCTATCAGGTCCACAAAGTTCAGGTTTTTAGTGGTCAGCCCCCTTAAAGTTGTGATTTTCGCATCCTGCTGTGCAACTGTTATACCTTTTGTTGCGGGCTCGTCATAGACCGAATAACCGAACGTAGCTGCCTTTGCTGTTGTTGCGGTGACAAACTCAGTAAGGTTAGCGTTTGCCCTTGGGTTATCTATTCCAAGATTCACCTGCAGTCCGGCGGTATAGGCATTGTCCAGCATCTGTTCTGCAGTGCCTGCCGCATCAATCGTTCCGTTGTTTGCAAACGTACAGTAGTGGTTGATCATGTTAAAGCCGAGCGACTTGATATAGAGAAGCTCAGCAAGGTCATAGGCACTCTCCACGTACAGCATTCGGATGCTGGCGGAGTCCGGATCAACAGTGCGCGCCTTGATGCTACCAAGAGAATACCGGGAGGTGTTGATGGTAAACTCACCAACAATCCTCTGGCCCTTGGAATTAATTATCCCCGAAACATTATATGTCCCGTTTCCAACAACAGGCTTTCCGGTTGCAAAGGCTGCGTTAATGGCTGCTGTCCAGTCTCCGGAGGTAACCAGGTTTGCATAGTCACTGATATAGGCAAACGATGCGTTCTGATTGTTGAGCGTGTCCACGCTTGTCTGTGCAGCTGCTCCGCCTACATACGTAACACCTGATGAACCTGTTACGTTGTTTTTAAATGTGTTTAGAGCATCAAGCTGTGTCGCCACGGTGCCCGTAGTATACCCAACCAGCGTGGCGCCGGTGGTCTGAGAAAGTGCTGATGCGCTTACTTTGTTGTTGAGCGCAGCCTGAACTGTTGTAGGGTTGTTGCTGTCGTCTGCCGCGCCAACCTGAGTAGCGCCGGTCTTTTGCCCTAGCTGGGCCAGAACATCGTCTGTAAGCTGAATCCAGTTTGCCAAGGTTGTTGGTGGTGCCGAGGCAAGGCAAAACGAATAACCCAAATCTGTGCGCTTACATATATCGCCTACCTGAGCATCAAGAGCCAGCATAGCTGCCTGGCTGTTGGCAACAAAAGGCTCGGTTAATGCGATCGCCGGTATCACAGAAACCGGTATTTTTCCGCTGCTGTCCAGTATGGCAAATTCGGCAATGGCCTTTGTTGACAGGCTGCCGTCACCGCCAAAAACCGGAACAGATGAAGCGCGATCGGCGGCGGCTGGTAGCGCAGATAGAGACTCTCCAGATGGTGCCCTTACGGTGCGGCCTATTGCTGAATCGGCGGCACTTGCTGCCTCTGATGCCGACACGGCCGCGTCTGATGCCGACTGGCTTGCAGCGACAGACAGCGCCTGAACGGTAGACTCCGCGGCTGTTGCTGTCTGAGCAGATGCTGATGCCGATGCTGCTGATGCGGCCGCCTGTTGCGCATAGTCTGGAGCATTCGCCAGCTGCTCGGCGCTCAGTTTGGCCTGAGCGGCTGCCGTTTCTGCGATAGATGCGTATTGCTGTGCTTTTTTGGTATCTGAAATAGACATGGCTCACCTTAAAACTTAATGAAATAAGCCAACGCGATATTTCGCGGCCTGGTTTCGTTTGCAAATGAACCCACAGTTCCTGCAGCAAAAGTGCTGACAATGCCTTTGCCGGGTCCGGCGTCGTTGTTGGGATCGGAGGAGTTAAAGACGCTGTCTGGAATGGTTGCTACGGGGTCGACGCTTGTTCCTGTGGAGGTTTTAAGCCAGTGCTCATGTTGCTGGACGGCAAAGTCCTGGGAGCTGCCAATCGTTCGGCCCGAATCCACTCCGCGACTGAGATCTAACCCGCGAATAAACTCGCCCCGAAGGTCTGGTAATCCAAACGTTGTGCTTCCGTCCCCGGCCCCGAAGGTGGTTCCGATACGGGAGAACAGGCGTCCATAGACGTTACGGCTCACGGTCTGACCATTGCACAGCAGCCAGCCAGATGGCGTGGTTGTGGCGGCAAACGGCATCACAGATGCGGTCAGATCAAACCCGGTGTTAAACGACTCGTCATACATATCCATGCCGTCACAAAAAAGCTTTGTGAAAACACCAGGGAATGCCTGAACGCCAACGCCTGAGACTGTCTTGCAGGTCAGGGAAAAGTTGCCTGTGCAGTTATTGACGACTGTCCATGACTTTATCCATGCAGGGAAAATGATATTGATGTTCGCCGTCAGCGTTCCGGTGATGAGAATTCTGTCTTTGGCTGCCTGCAGGGAGCTCATGATTATGCTGGACGGCGAGGCTGTCAGTTGAGTGACGCCGTAGTTGTTAAGCGGCACCCATCCCGTTGTCGAACCATTGGATGACTCAGGGGCGGTGGTGTTTCCGTCTGTCAGATTCAGCCACTGGCCTGTCAGGACCGAACTTGGAAGCAATGCCCCTCTCGGGTATCCGCTAATGGCAGTCGAGAAATCAGAGCTGAAAGGGAAACCCATCCCGGCATTACCCCACTGCAACTGCTGGGTAGCCGAATACAGTACGCCGTTTACATCCTTTCCATTGGGCGGCAACCCTCCAGCGCTGAGTGGCTGCATCGTTATTGAAGGGAATCCCTTGTCGTAAGTGGCGATGCCGCCGCTGTCTGTTGATGTGCTGGAATCGACCGGGAGCGTGTTTTTAACACCATTAACAGCGAATGCCTTTAGCAGGCGGGATGGAATGTCTGTTGAGTTCATGTCATACCTGCTGAACAATATTGACTGTGACGCCCACGGGGGCCGGTAGTGCGCCGGAGCTTTGCACGATCGCAAGCTCTGAAACGGAAAGCGGAAACTGGAATACGTAGCTCATCACCATGCCGCCATCGTTTCTGACATAGCAGCGACCTTTGTCGCCGAACATAAACATCAGTAGCCGGTTGAGATTAGGGATGGTGCAGTCAGAGATGTTGGCCGCCGCCTTCATCATGATCAGCTTTCGGTAAATATCGTTTGTGAGCGTTACGGTTGAGGTAAGAACCTCTCCCGAATAGAAAGGGGCCTGGTTGAACGGTTGAGGGTCATCAACAACAGGAGGGTCAGATAACGCCTCCTGAAAGCCAAAATAGATTTTGTTCTCTGTCACCGTCAGCTGCCTGCTGACAACCACGATTTTCCCCCACACATCCAGGCCATATGTGCCTGCTGTTTCAATGTTCCAGATCATGTCGTAAAAGGAATCGATGAAACCTTCTATGCCTACGGCCTGATTGAAAGAGTAAATGAGGGATTTTAATTTCGGGCTGTCTGCATATTGCGTCAGGATGGTATCCGCGACGTTTATCATGCGAGTGTCACCGAGATGTTGGTTGCGTCAAGCGTTGGCACCTGATCGATACCGAAAGATAAAGACGTGCTGAATGTCGTTCCGTCACGGCTCAGCGTTATGCTGAAGATATCTACGTTTTCAGGGTCGATCGCCTGTACGCCTGAGTAATAGCGACCTGCATATATTGTCGAGCCAATCCTTGCCCGAGTTCCGCCGTCCTCGCCATTGAATGCACTGAGGACGGCGGTGCGAACTCTGCTTACAATGTCACCCGGGAGAGCATTGTTGTTAGCCAGTTCGACTTTGACGAATACGTTTACGGCTGATGGTGTCTGCCAGGTAATCTCATATTCAGGGTAAGGCTGGACATAATTGACATCATCTACCACTGTGTAACTGGTGTTGCCTGCCATTGGGGGGCCGGGAGGAAGCTTCTGAAATATAGCTTTAGCCACATCAGCTGATGCACCGCCATACACGCACACGTAAAGTGAGTGCGCAGGAAGCGGAAATGAAGTTGATCCTTTGTTTACGGTGGTGCTGGTGTTGTTTTGGGTGACATAGGCATCCGTCACGCCATTTACCGCCAGCACGTTCGCATAAATTGCCCCAAGCTGGTTATTAGCATTGCCGGCTACAGATTGTTTGCGGCGATACTCAAAATTAGCCCTGCTCTCTACATCATTTCCCAGCACGCCCGCTGTTGCGTTGGTTATACCCGACCAGCCGATTATCGCCCGGTAAATCGTGTTCAGCGCGCCAATTGGACAGGCGATAGGACCGGTTGCCTGATTCTGAAAGACGACATTCAACGAGCCAGAAGCAGGTATGGTTGCGGCTGACAGAGAGGAGTAAAGGTAGCCATTACTGTCCTGCGCCAGGCTTCCCGCCGGAATTACTGTTCCCTGAAGTCCAGTGCATGTTGCCGTCACTGTGGTTCCGATGGCTGCGATGCGGTCGATAAAGTAAATCTGCCCGATAGCGTCCTGCATGCGGCCCGATGCAAAGTCCGGATTGACCTGGTTAACAAGCCATGCAAGGTTGTCGTTTTTGTCGCCGATGATGGCAGTGTCGCTCATGGCGATCTGTCCCTGCGGCGTCGTCAGGCTGGCGCTCATCCCGCCGCCCATCGCGGTATTAAGATCGGTCAGTCGGCCATTCAGAATGTCGATTTCGTCCGGTACAGCCACGCCGGTATCGGAAAGCGTTACGGCAGGGACCGCCGTGCTCACTGTGACTTCAGCCATTGGCTACCTCAGAATTGAACGTTGATCTGTGTGTTGTTTGTGTCCGTCACGGTCATGACGCCCGATGCGGCGCGATCGCTATTGCTGACCGTTGTTGTGCAGAAGGCTGACTGGACGTAAGGGAGCTTTTTGGCCTCGGTAGCCATTTTGGTGTTTATCAGTTGTGTGCCTGGCCACTTTCCGAGGATGCGCTCGTAATAAGGAATGCCAAGAGTCGTGTCGTACCACGCCTCCCCCAGGAAGGTAGAGCAGGCACATGCAACATCCTGAGCAACGGCATAAGGATTTGATGTGATCGCAATGTTGCCTGTGTCATCCAGTGAGATATCCCACGTTTCAGTCACAAGCTGGAATGATTTGGTGAGCATGGAAACTCCGGGCAATAAAAAACCCGCCGGAGCGGGTTAGGTTGAAGGGGTATCTGTCTGGCCGGATCCTCTGTCTACGCCGCCATGTTTATGCGTAGATAGTGGAATGCCATTTCCGGTAACTTCCCCTACCGCAGTGACTGAACCACCGAATGTCGCATTACCCGCAAAGCTGCCAGAGCCCTGCGTAAGCTGCCCGTTAGCCTCGATGATCGGCGCATTGATGGAAACCCGGTCATCTGCATTCAGGCTGACAATGTTGGCCTGCACGTTAACAACCAGCGGAGAAACAATGTCTATGCCGTCACTGGAAAACTTCACGTACTGCGTGGGTTCGGCATTAAGCAGGCCGCCAAGGTAAACAGCATCTGAATAGCTGTGCGTGCGGTTTGAGCCGGGAAGCGCATCGGATTTGGTCTTTTTGACTGAGGTGATGTCACGATCGCAAATCGCTATCAGGCCAATATCCCCGGCGACAGGCGGCATAATCACAGCACTTGCACCCCGCTGCAGCCGCCATACCGGTGCGCCATGGATGACAGAATTTGGAATGACATCGCCGCCACCAGTGAAGCCCTGAACCATAGGCCTGACAGAAACGCTTTCACCAGAGTCGCTGACGTCCGTTACGACAGCCAGGGTAATGAAGGCTTTACCCATCAGGAACTGCTGCATCATGAACTGTTGCGTATTGGCGTCCGTTGCAGTGTCCTGCGGCCGGTTTGTGAATAAATTCATTACTGCCTCACTGTTAACTGCCCGATAGATGCCCAGACGATTGTCAGCCATGGGCCGCCCTCCACCCATGATGAAAGGTGGTGGATTGCGGACTGAATCGTATAAACGCCACTCCCGTTGGGGAGGGAGGTTTCAAGCTGAACCTTGCGCCCCCGCAGGATGAGGTCGCTGTATTGGCACTGAAAATTAATGCCGTAGTTACTGAAAACGGGGTAACCAATCAGCCCATGATCTGGAGATATCAGCGGTATGGTGTCATCAACGCTGCCCCCCTGGGGCCAGATGTACACCGCGCCCAAACGAAAATCTATCTCGATACCAGCGGCATGCGCGCACTGCTGAATCTGGCTAATCGGGTTACCCTCAAAGTAAGGGTTTTCCAGTTGCGCCGTTACGCCGTTGTTTACCACGGTGTAATTTATGCTTCCGGCAATCGCCGTAATGATGTCGGCAACGTTAACCACCCCGAGCTGAGAGAACGGAGAGGCCACCACCGACTGGTCGAACCCCGTTGAGAACGCGCTGATGATTAATGGCGCGTCAGGCATCTGATTAAAGTCGGCAAAGCAGTTTGTGATAGAGCCAAAAAAAACGGGTCTGTCATCGGCCCAGACCTTCATCATGTTCTGCTTTGCGCCGTTCAGCTGAATGCCCTTGTAACTGAGCAGCGCCATGTTCTCGATGCTGAGTCCGTATACGCGCGCCTCCAGCGTGGTGCCGGTGATGCCGCCATAGGCCCCGATTTCAACCTCAGCTTTGATGTCGCCTATCGTCAGAATGTTGTTGCCAGACTCATCAAATGCACCCTCTTTCAGGGTGAATTCAAACTTCAGCGTTCGCTTTTTGTAGGTCATGCTGCCATCTCTTCTGCAGTGGCATAAAACAGCTTGTAACGGGTGCCAAGTTCGTCATAAATCGGATCGTCGCTTCCTTTAGTGTCAGCAAAGAAAAGCTCACCCTGAAACTTCAGGTAGGGATACCGGACAATCTTGTTGCAGTTCAGGCAAAGCACACCCTGAGCTATCCAGGTGTTACCCACTCCGATGTCCATAAACAGGCCCGTCGAACGCTGTACGATGCGGAGCGTAACCGTCTGGCCGCCCAGTTTCACACTGACCTCTTGCGCCTTCAGCGGCTTTAGCGAAATGTTCTGCATTACGACAACCCCGCGACCAGTTCAGTGATTGTGGATGACAGGTTGTTTATCGCCGATGTCGCCGCTCCATTAATGGCGCTTGTTGCTCCGGATGTGGCGCTGCTGACTGCATTGCTGACGGATGTGGCAACCTTGACCGACGCGCTCGACACAGACGATTTGAGGCCCGTTAAAGCGCCCTTCACATCATCAAGAGTGGAGTTTGTCGCCGTGGAGTTTGCTTTTTCTGTGATGGTGCTGGCGGCTTTACTGGTTGCATTGGCAGTCGTGGAACTGTTAGCCGTCGTGCTGGTCAGCGTGACCTCTGCCGACTGTAAGACAGCCTGAAATATCGCCTCAACTGTCAGCAGAGTGACATCGCGATCTGACGTGCGGTAGTTGTACCTGACGAGATCGTAATCCTCGTAGGTCGTGTCCGGCGTCTCAATGTCGTAAACATCTGCTGTCGCCACCATCTCATCCAGCGCTGCCAGCATGTCAGCCCTGCTTGTCAGGCTGAAGTTGGTCAGGTTTGGAATGCTGCCACTAAACCCCGTCCACCCCTCAAGCGTGAACAGCACCCGAATGACCGGCGGTCGCTTTACTTTATTGAAGGATGAATACGAGCCCTGCTCGATCGGAGCCGACACCACAGAAGCATCAGCGCCATACTCAATGCCAAGGAACGACGTGGGATTCAGGGCAGCCGCGCCCGACTTAAGGTATATTCCGTAGCCGGGCGACAGCGTGCTGTTAATGATGGAGAAGATATTGCCGCTGTTTATCGCACTGAGCAGCGTTGTTTCATTCAGTGAAAATGCCATATCAGCCCTGCCCTGAGAGTGATGGTGTTACCAGCCGGTTCCTCTGTACGCTGCGCATGATGTCCTGGCCTAACGCGTTGGCGTTGGAGGCGGACGTAGTCATATTGACCTCACCGATATGAATCTGAGTGCCTGCACCGGCAGGTGATGGGGAGCCGTTCATTGACGTAACGCCAGCGCCAAGGCGGATGCCGCCCATGATGTCTGATGAGCTGATGTAGCCCTTTCCATTTTCATGATCGACAATTCCCTTCATCAGGCGGGCGATGGTGCCAGTGTCATTCGGATCAAGCGCCTCATTCGCACCTTTACCGGTAGCTGCCGACAGCGCGCTGATATAAGCACCGACATTGTTGTTGTCACCGGCAGGAGCGTATTTGTTGACGATGGCAGAAAGCGTATTAACACCGCGCCTGAAATAAACCTGCAACTGCTTATACAGTGCGGCCACGCCTTCCTGCATTGACCCAAATACCGCAAAGCGCCCGTTCTCACCGCCTTCTTTGGTGGCCCCGGCCTGGCCTGCATAGTTCAGGTTGCCAGGGTTGTTATTTCGGATGCCACGCGGTGCAGATTTGTAGCCATCACCACGCGGAAGCTCTATGCCGGTTTTATCAAATGCCCAGTCATGAAACTTCTTGCCCCACTCGGTAGTTGTTCCGGTACCCATACCGCTATTGAGCGTGTTTGCTACCGGGTTGTTGACGAGCCAGGAATATTTTTTCTCAAGCTGTTCGGCGTACTTCTGAAGCTCGACCAGACCGGCGATAAGGCTGAGACGCGACAGGCCGATTAGCGCGCCTTTTACACCACCAAACGCACCCAACATGCCTGTCAGCCACTTTCCGGCCACAAATACAAGCAACAGTGATAAGGCGTTTTCCCACCCGCCAACCGCATCGACAGCGTTGCCTATCTCTTTTGATGTGTCAGAGAAGAACTTCTGAATCTCCGGGCCGTGAGTGGAAATCCAGTTGCCAAATTTTTCGATAAGTGGGATCAGTTTCTCTACGTAGGGAATCAGAGCTTCATAAAGCACCTGTGAGGCGGCGGAGAAGTTTTGCTTCATCTCTGCCAGGCGACGATTAAACTCCTGCGCTTTTCGCGTTGCCTCGTCTGTCGCGCGCGACATCTTAGTGAAGCGGTCGGCATCCTGAACCAGATTGCCGCTTCCCATTGCCTGCTGAGTGGCATTATCAAATCCGAACATGCTGCCAAACCGGCGCTGAGCGTCTTTGTTAAGCTTGCCCCAGTTCTGCGCAATCTTGCGCATGATGGCTTCTGAGTTATCGTTTTGATAATCGAAGTTGGCCCCGGTGGCCGCCCCGAAGCTTGCCAGCGCGCCGAAAAGCGGATCATCCTGCGCGCCACCGGTCCTGATTTTGGTCAGTGTGTCCTGAAATGCGCCCAGTGTGCCGGTAATCTTCTGCGCGCTCGAACCGGCAGCTTCTGCTGCGCGCTGCCAGCCATCAAGTGATTTTGACGACATATCCAGCGATTTCGAGCTCACAGCAAGCTGCTGTAGGTTGCTCGTCATGCCAGTGATAAACGTCTTGATGCCCTGCGCGGACAATGTCACGCCAACAAGCGCCAGCAGTTCAGTACGGATTGACCCAAAGAAAGAGGCCGCTCTTTTACCTGCGGCCTCCATTTCTTTCGCTGTCTGATCAGCATTGTCTTTGGTGTCTTTCAGGCCTTTCTTTACGTCTGCCTGACCCTTTTTAAAATTACTTGAGTCAAGCCCCAGCGTAACAATCAGGGAATCAATGATGTTAGGCATTACGGATTCTCCTGAGAGCGGTTAATAACCATCTGGTTGTAGTTTTCCACGGTATTGATTTCCAGCAGCCGCCATAAGTCCTCTGTGCCGTAAAAGGTATCCAGCTCATAGAGGGTCGCAAGTTTTGAGGAGACAACAGTTGCGATGGTGCTGGGAACATTTTCATATTTCACCAGCCCCACCACGTCACTCCCCATAGTAGGCGGAATGTCTAACCTGCGACGGCGGTGAAAAAATCAACGTGCAGCTTCAGCACTTCAGAACGCAACTTGAGGCGGGTTGTCACTTCCTCGACCGCATCTTCCATAATGGGCCGCTTAACAGACCGGTCATCAGGGTTTGGCACGTACTCAACACAGGACATTAGCTCGTCGAGTAGCGGCTTTGCTTCTTCCGGGTCAATTTTTGCAACCATTTCGAGGCCGACTTTAGCCATGCCTGCCATACCCAAATCTGAAAAGTTATCCGGAAGATTAACGCCGTTCTTAGCCATCGCCAGTCCGGCACGGATCGCCCACCATTCAGCTTTAGAGGCAGCCATTTCGCGAATAAAGAAGACCTTCCCCTGATCACGTCCTTTTCCCTCTACCGTGTAATAAAGCTCTTTACGTGCCATGTGATTCCTTACGCCTGATAGGCCTCAGCCGTGACATTCTCCCAGTTAATCTGGAAGGTCATTGCCTGCAGTACGCGCTGCGCATCCGGGATGGCTTTAACTCGCTGCAGTACGCCGTTGGTCAGTGTGAACTTACGGCCAATGGCCGGGAGGATGATTGTTGCGTTGCAGCGGAAAACCGCCTTGGACGTTACCGAAGTCAGTTGCCAGGTTTCGAACAGTCCGCGTGACGGGCTGTCTGGCATGATGGTGATCGTCTGAAGATACTCCCCGAACACGAAGCCAGCCGACAGCTTGCCGTCAGCGCCACGGACAGACACTGCCATTTCGGTATCGCCCAGGGCGAACATCGCATCAGCGGCATAACCTTCCAGCGTTTGCGCGCTGGGGAAAAGGTTGGTAACAGTGAGGGCGAAAATAGAATCAGCGCTTGTGATAGTGTTGGACATTATTGCACCTCAATGCTTGCCAGGGTGATTTTCTGCACACAGCCGCCATCGCAGTACCATAGGGTCATGCTTGGGCTTGTGCGCGCCTGACGCTGTTCTGGCGTCGCGTCTGCGATAAACAGGTAGTAGCCTTTGGCGATCAGCGAGGCTGACACGTCGGTGCCGACAGCGTTCTGAATCTCTGAAATCTGCGAAGATGACAGGTTTACGCCGGTACGGATGCCGCCAAATGTGATGCCCTGATTAAGGGTATCTGCGAATGACGCCTCAATGATTGCCTTGCCACGCGCGTTGTAAGGAATGCTGCGGTTAGACTGGAAAAGCTCAATCGCGTCCTGAGCCAGGTTGGCATTGAGCCAGATCTGGAAGCAGAAGGAATCGAACCATTTGAAGTCACCAGAGACGGTGCCATCGGCCCAGTAGCGCGTGTCGTAATTGTTCGCCGTGTATGCGCCGTAGAAGTTGTATCCGTTGGCGATGAGCGCGTCGTAGTCCGCTGAAGAATCCACGGTTGACAACAGCCCTGACAGGGAGCGGAACTTGAACGGAACCCGACCCTCCTGGCGACTGAAGTCCAGCGAAGCTGAGTAACCTAACACTGCTGCGGCATGTGCCTGGCTGCCGTATACCGGCACTGCATTTGCATATGCGTTGGTGACCAGAATCAGGTGGGCGAGCGTCGTTGTTGAGCCAGAAACCAGCGCTGCGGCTTCCTGCGTATATGGCACGTAGCCAAAGCGGAAGTTCTGTCCATTTACCCAGGCAGAGAACGCCAGCGCCTGATCGTTGCTTGGCGCAAACGATGTGGTGAAGATGGCCCAGTTCTGAGATGAATCAAGAATCGCCTGCATTGCAGTAGTCACGACGGCAGCATCGGCACCCTGAGAGAGAAGAGCTCCATCAGTCGCGGTAAGCTTGAGGCCATCGGAAAGCGTTCCGGTCGCATAAGTGATTGTGCTATCCGCGCCGGTAGTGGCAGAGGTGATGACGAAACGCTTCTGTGTCGTGTCGTAATCAACCGTAACACTGGACCCAATGCCTGTTTCAATCAGGTCTGCAGCCTGCGCAAAGCTTGTAGCCCCGCTCAGGTTGATAGAGGCTGAGGTATGGGGAGTTCCGTCAACCGTTAGCGTCAGGACGCCTGACAGCAGCTTTAGCTGGTCCAGGGTGACGTTTGCCATTGAACCGGAGCGCAGCCATGCCGCAGCCGCCGCCGGGTTGAACCGGGCGAAAAGCAGCGCGCCAGGCGTTTTGGTTGAGCCGTCATAGCCCTGAAAGTAGATTTCAGCCATGCTGAATTCATTTGACGAGCTGCCGAAATATGCCGACACGTCATCCTTACTGGTGAACGTGACAACACTCCCCACCGGAGCATAGGCGCTGTCGGTCAGGATAAGGCCATTCAGATCGAGCGCTGAACCGCCAGCAGGCAAAACGCCAGGGTTGATCTGGACATCTTTACGTAATGGGATTGCCATTTATGCATTCTCCGGAGGGTATTTTAAATCTGCGGCAATGGTGCCGACGGTGATGCTGTCCATGAAGTCCTGACGTGTGGTAACGGTCGGGTTGAACTGACCAATAAATTCCATCGTCCAGCGGCCTTCATACTGTTGTTCGCCGTTAATCATGGTTGTCTGGTGCGGGTCTGAGCAGTAAAGAGGGATAAGCACGGGTCCGTTTGCGCGAAACCAGTCACAGGCATAATCAGAGCGAACCAGGGTGCCGATGATGGCTGCGTTATCCGCCGCGTTCTCGCCGTAGCAGTCAATCTGACAAGGCCACTGGGTACTGCGCTGGTTAAGCTGCTTACCCTGACCATAGATGCCGTTATCGTTGAAGCTGACGCGGTTTGTGGACAGGCCTATTTGCTTCAGTGGCGTCATGATGATGAAGTCACTGAGCGGCATAGGGTCGAGGTTTTGCTGACCGACCAGCACAAAGTCCATCGTCAGACCGGTCACTTCCATCAAGAAAGCCTGGAGAGCTATGCGCAAGTCTAACTCAGTAACATCAACGGTGGCTGTCATGTCGGCCTCTGCAGGTTAATGATGAGTTTGCACCAGTCCGGCCAGAGTTCAGCGACTTTGACGACAAGCCACTTCTGATCGCCCACCATCAGGAAGTCACCACCTTTTTGCTCAGGCCGGTTGATGCCATTGAAATTACCGGTGACATAAGCCGATCGCAGAATCCCCTGAATGTTGATGGCGTCAACCTGCTTCAGGTCTGTCGATGACAGTTCCTGCAACTGAACCATCACCTCCACACTGGTATAAGACTGCGTCTTTTTACCGCCGGGTAGCGTGGAAGAGCCGGTGTTAACCATGAACGTGCCTGGCACATCGGGATTGACGCGGGTAATTGCTCCGCGCACGATTCCGTGTAGGTTCATCAGGTCACCTCGTAGTTGACGTCGCCGATCATCACGCGCGTATCGACAAGAGGTTTGTCTGACTGGTTTGGCATGACCTTGCGGTTTCTGCGGCGCTCAAGCGTGACGGGCGATAGTGCAGGCTCGGTAAGGGTCGCAATCGACTCCTGCACATCGCCTTTTATCTGCGCGCCAACTACTTCAAGCACAGTTCGGGCATCATTTCCGGCAGCAAGGCCACGCTCAATCGTTTTGGTCCACTCACCTTTTTTCTCTGCAATAGCATTGCGGAAGAAAGGCCGTGGCGGCTGATTGTGTGCCGGGTCTCCGTATTCATTCATTGTGGCAACCAGCGCAACGCTGGTGCCATCCGGATACGTTGACCCGCCGAGAAACCCGGCGCGGACTTCAGTGGCATTCAGCTTTTCCAGCATTCCCTCAAGGTACTTATCCAGTCCGTCAGCCATAAATGCTCCCCGGGTAGTAAGTCGCCATGCGGTAGACTTTAGTGGCCTGCCAGAAGCCCATGCCGTAAGGGCTCTGCGTATACCATGCATACCGGAACTCAATCGGGCCGAGCTCGGACGATACCGACACGCTGCCCTCTGAAGCCGATGAAATCCGCCCAACCATTCCCGAGCCACCGTTACCCTTATTGTCGCCGTATCTCACATACGCGATGTGAGCCATCAGCATATAGAGCAGGCGCTCGCGCTTGATGGGGTCATCAACGAGTGAGAAATTGGTGTTATTCAGGTAGTCAGTTGCCTGGTCGAACAGGAAGGGCAGGATTGCATCGGTGACGTTTGAGAACTCAGGATACATGTCGCGGAAGCTGGTAATGTTCAGCGTCACGACAGCCATGATTTAGTCCTCTTTGAGGTCTTCCACTCCTGCAGCGGCAGCATTGGCCTGCTCAAGGCCAGTCTTTTGCTTTGACCGTTCCAGAGCGGCGTCTGCTGCTGACTTCTCATCCGACACAGCAAACACAATGCCGTTACGAATAAGTGGTCCGTCAGCATGGGCTTTGGCGAATGCATCCCACACATCCGCAGGCACATCCTTGGTAATGCCGAACCCGTTAATCAGGGCCGAATCGTTGGCCCCTTTCAGTTCGACGCGATCAGCACCATGTCCGATGCGTAGGCCATTAGGAAGCTTGCAGCCGATTACGTAAGTTGATCCCTTTGCCATGCGTTAAACTCCCAGCATCTGTGCGAACAGGAACGGCTGAGTGATAACTGCGCCGTAAGTGGTACCGGAGTGCTTCTGCTTCCAGCTTGAAGTCATGGTGATGACCGGATGAGCACGCAGTTTTTCACTGTATGCGCAGTAGCCGACATCCTGGCCCTGTGCGGTGCGCACAAACATCTGCACCAGCTCACCTGCATCAGTGCTGTACTGCGGAGCCACTTCGATGGTGATGTTGGTGAAGGTGTCTTTGACCATCTTCTCAACGGAGTTGCCGAACACTTCGTTCGACTTTTTGAACCACACCGATGCTTTAGGCGACATTCCCAGAACCAGCGGAGAGGCCATGTCAACGCCGTCACCTACTGCACCGTTGGTGCGGGTGATCAGGTCTTCGTACAGCGCCAGGATATCGTTGTAGATATCGATGACCTGCTTGGCAGACCACAGGGTTGCGCCGCCCACAGTGGCCGGAGTCAGCGGTGAAGGCAGTGACGGGTCATTCAGGATGCCGTAGTTCAGCAGGCCATTGACGCCGTAGAAGTAAAACTTGTTCTGTGCCTGATTCATGGTCCAGGCAGCGGCGCGCTGCTTCTCAGCAACGTATGGCAGCATTGCCAGGCCGTAGCGTTCCTGCTCCAGTTCGCCATAAGTAACCATGGTCTGGTAGCGATACACCTGACGGTTTTCCCAGCGAGAGGTCACCTGGTTGGCACCCTGTTCGCTGTAATCGTCATACGCAACCACGTCACCAGACTGCTCAACGCGCTGGATCATCATGGTGTCTTGCGCCCACGAACCTTTTTTCTTCTCGCCCAGAATGTCTACAGCCTTCTGCTTGGCGAAGATGGTGCGCACAATTTCGGGGTCAATGAAGGTTGAAACGATCGCCGGGATGCCGCCGTTTGCTGCCAGGCTCGGCTGCGGGTCAGCATCCATTGCGAATTTGGTTACCGAAGCGGGCAGGTAAACGCCACGGGATTCGGCTTCCGCTTTAAAGGCCGCGAAATCAGCCTGAGTCAGTTGAGGCATTATGCTTTGCTCCAGGTAGAAATGATGATCAGGTTGCCGGTGGTCGCCGCGTAAGAGACGTACCAGTCGGTCTCTACAGCGCCCGAAATGGTCGCACCTGCTGTGCCGGTCTTCAGCGTGCCGTCTGCCAGCACAGCAAAGACTTTCTGACCAACGGTGGCATCAGTAGCCGCCAGTGCCCAGAAGTCACCACCAACCACAGGGGAAGCCTCACGGCCTGCCGGGATGGTCATGCTGGTATTTTGCAGATAGCCGATGGTGGCGTTGGCGTTGTTGTAGATGAAGCCCAGAGGCTTGCCGGTTCCGGTATTGTTCAGCAACAGAGGGTTGGTGCCGTCGCGCCATGCGAAACGGGCCATGACCAGACCGCTTGCGCCAGCCTGGAATGCACCAGGGCCACCGGCAGCGGCGATGATTGGGCTGTTTGATGCAGGCTGACCAGCCTGACCAACGCCAGAGTAAATGTTAACGCTCGTCTGGAAAGCCATTGTTATTTGCCCTCAAAGAAGTTTTTAACGTTTTCGCGTGAAGAGTGGTTGATCGGCGCTGAATCCTGAGCCATTGACGGCGTGCGGGCATAGGCCTTAAACACCGAGCTCAGCGCAGCAGACGGGATAGACGCGTGTTCTTCGCAGCCCAGTTGTTTCAGGGCGGTGCGATACACCTCATCAGCGCTGTCACAGGCCAGTTCGCCTACTACCGGGCGCACATCGCGCTCAGCCTGGCGCAGGGAAATGAAGCGCTGCTCTACGGCCTGAGTGGCAGACTTGATCGCAGAGTCCATGGCTAACTTGCTGTCGTTCGCCATTTTCTCTTTCTTGTCTTTTTCTGACTCTTCTTCATCGTCAGCGGTTTTTTTGTCTTTCTTGTCGTCATCCTCATCTTTGGCAAGGTCTTTATCTTCCTTGTCAGAGTCTTTGGCGACTTTGTCGTCTTTGTCTTCATCTTTGATGATGGCTTCGACTTTCTTTTCCATCTCTTCAGGGTTGGCGTCATTCGCCAGATGGGGCTTAAAGAGCGCCATCAGTTTCTGGATTTTTGACATCAGTTTGAGTCCTGTCGGTTGTGAGTCGTATACAAATACATCCGGGCCTGCCCGGCCTGATGGCACGATTGCCACGTGGTTACAAACGATGTCACGCATGACGCCATCGTATGCCTCTCCCTCAAACTCGCCCGGGGTCATGTCTGGCCGGTAGCGGTAAGAGGATGAAATTTCGCGCTGCTGCTTGTTCTCAACGCCGATGATGGAATTCACATCCCAGATGACCATTGAGTTTTTCAGGTAGGTGCCGTCGAATTCCGCGCTCTCACCCGTTGAGCCGATGATGGCGTCTTTGGGCGGGTCGGTGATGGTGACGGCGATATGCGTATTCAGCAGCGGCTGATTGTTAAATGTGTCTGCGGCCTTGCGTAGCTCTTCAGGGTCGCGTAACAGGCGGTAAGCTTTTTCAGGCTCAAGGCCAAGCTCTTGCCAGCCCGGGATTTCTTTGCCGTAGTAGACGCACACGTTAGCCTTGCTGATAGGCGTCATTTCGACATGCATCTTGCCGTCGGCGTCGTACTTGCGCACGCTGGCCCGGTCGAATGCGAGCGTGGAATCACGGGCATAGCCATTGGCATAAGCGGCGCGCTCAACCTCTTCGGCCTTCTCTTTGGTTTCGAAAGGCCCGCGTCCACCCCACCACCAGGAGCCGTCTTTTTGATGTACTGGCATGCTAAGCACCTATCATATGTGGTAAGCCTTCTGCGCTTTACAGTCGCAAAATAAACTGCCTGATTTCATTTCAACGCTAACGAGGCGGTGGTCTTCACCAAGCAAATCCAAAAGCTTTTTTGCGCCACTTATCTGAAACCCAGCAAAAGAAAATGTGAACCTCTCAAGTTTTTCTTTTGATATGAATGTCAGCAACATTTGATGGTTTTGTTCTTTAACCCTCATTGGCCGATACCTTTCTTCAGGCAATAAAAAAGGGCCACCGAAGTGACCCTGATGTTTAACGCTTTATTTAATTTCTTTGCTTCATTTGAATGGCTAATACAACTAGCAGTATCGCCTGCTCAGCCTTATCATGCGTTTCCAGTTTTATATTAACTTGAAGTGAATCAAGAATGGATTGAACATCAGCCAGATTAAATAGCTTATTTTTGACATATCCATCGATTGCCTTCTGCGCTGCTATGTAAAAATCTTCATTAAGCATTTTCATACTCCTGATTATAGCAACTTAGAATGGCAAAACCGGCTTCCACGTGCAACCGCAGTTTGGCTCTTCTCCAGGCAACACGTACTGGCCTTTGTCGCCAACCGGTAACCCCTTGTCGAGGTCGAATTCCTTGCCGTTCGCCAGCACATGCTTGTGACGGGGCTGATTGCCACCGCCGCTGTGTAGCCAGATGCCTTTTTTGATGCCAGCAGCCTGCTGCCTCGCGTTGGAAAGTGCGCTGGTAGCCTTGCGAACCTGATCGCGTGCAATAAACTCTGCCCGCCGGCGGGTGATGCCATTGCGCTTGCCAAACTCACGCTGAATCTCATCGGCCAGTTGCTTACGGTCACCACCTTTTGCTATGGAGCGAAACACCATCGACTCTACCTCGGTGAAATACTTCTCCGGGATAGAGCGAATCAGCGCCACGTTCTCAGCAATAATAGCGTCACGCTTTTGCAGCATGGCTTCCGTCCATTGCAGGTTGATAACCAGCGAGTCTTTACGTGCCGATGCGAGGATGCCGCGATCAACTGCTTCCTGTGTGCGGTCGGTGATATCAGATGCTGTGGGAATGGCCTTTTCGATGAACCGGTCAATCCACTTCTTCGCCAGCGCTTTGATAGCACGGCCGACAAGCTCCACAGGGTTGGCATCCATCGCAAGGGAGTCCTGAGCCATTGGATTGCCGAGCATGATGGTGACGACCTGCTCGCGCACATCGTCATTCATCTCACGTATCGTTCTGAGCAGCTCTCTCTGGTACCACCGGATGTTTCCCGCGTTGTAGTTCACTGGTTTCAGACTCTTCGTCTTCTTCCGGTTCATAATCACCATCCAGATTTTCGAAACCAGCGCCTTCAATGGACTTCAGCGCGTCACGGGCCTCTAGTGAATCGACCAGTTGAGAATCAGCAGCGGTTGTCACTGTTTCGACACGCATTTTCGCAATCTCAGCCTTCTCTTTCTCGCTCAGCTCATCCAGTGGGCGGAACTCGAAAAAGATGTCATCTTTGATTTCACCAAACTCCGAGAGCTGGATAATCTTGAAGATATTCTCCAGAGCGCGGCGTATATCACGCTCCTGCATTCCTGAGATGGTTTCATGCCACGTTTCAAGCTCGGAGTCACCAGAAGCGTTCAGGCCCGCCGGAGCGTTGCCCAGAAGCTTCAGGTTGGTGATGCGCGCCGGGATACACATCTGGTCCTGATAGTTCGATAACAGGTTGGACAGTTCGCTGAGAGACGTCTGCATGTGAAGCAGGTCTTCTTCTTTATCGATGGCCCAAATACCGAAATTGTCCTGGTACTTGGTGAACATCTGGATGCGCTTGTCGAACTGCCCGGGCTCCTGCAGCCGCGCATCCATGTCAGTCTTCAGCGCGCGCATGCGCAGAGAGCGGAGAATCTTGATCACATTCTTCTTGGCATCGCGCCAGTCAGTAACGTAATCCTCCATCAACTGCGTCAGCGACAGGCCGCCGAACACGTAGGAAGGCTTGAGGATGTCGGGAACCGGACGGCTGATGATGTCGATAAAGCGAGACTCATGCAGTGTCTGACCCATCACATACCATGCCTGCGGCTTGTAATAATCAGCAGCAAGCGGCCAGCGCGTGTTGTACATCGCCGGATAAATCCAGGTCGGATCAACGCAACGCAGCCCTTTAAGCGAGCCCTTAGGTATTTTGCGCGGGTCAAGGAATAACGGCTTCTGCAGCTCTTTATCATCCGCGCCGGTATCGATGTAGATATGCGCCACGCCGAACATGGAGTCCTGCTTGACCGCTTCGTGAATCAGGCGCTTGACGTCGTACTTAACCAGCGCCTGCTCCATCAGGTCGATATCAGGGTCGCCATCCTTGCGGCTTTTCACCTCAATCCAGTTGCGCGTCATCTCGTCGGCCATGACGGTATGCATGTTGGCATACTCGACCTGCTGAGACATGGCGGCCAGAATGGGGTAGCCACGGAATCCGGAATACTCGGTGCCGATTGACATGCTGTTCAGCACATCATAGGGCGTAGCGTCCATCGCCAGTACGGCTTCTCGCTGCGTGTCAGGAACAACTCCAGGAAGCGGCTCAGCGCGTTTAAACTCGGCATACTGCTGCGCGTCGTTCGCTACTGATGCGCTGTCTAAATGGGCCTGCGTGATTTTAACCAGTTCCCGCCGAGGGGCCTGCGCAGTCTTCGTGCGTCTTGTCATTGCAGTATCTCGTCAGGAATGTGGAACAGAATGCCCGCTTTCGCTTTCATCTCAGTAATGGCGTCCATCATTGGATCGAGCTGGTCATCATGGGTATTAAACTCAGGGTTAATCGCCTCCATCTCGACGAGGAAGTCGTTAATGAACGGCTTGTCAGCTGGAAGTTTGATGTAACCTGATTCGATGTAACCCTGCGTATCCATGAGGCGGGTGTATTTGTCTTTGTCGCGCTGAATGGCTTTAACAGGACATACGGCATCTTTGCGGATGCTCTGTATCAGGCCAGTGCCGGATGCTTTGTCCTCGATTGCCATGTGGCGGAGCGGTCCGTTTTTCACCTGCTTGCAGGCGTTCCAGAAAGCCACCGCGCGGCGTTTTAACTCGTCGGATTCCCACTTGCCGCGAATCATGTCTATCAGGTACATGTAGCCGTCAATGCCAAGCCCCCAGTGCTCGAATACCGAGAAGTCATTAACCTCTTTGGTTTTCTGCGCGGTGTCGCCATATACGGCGCGCCACTTCATCGGGGGTAGCTCTCTGTACTCACCAAACCACTCTGATTTGATGAGTCCGCCACCTTTGGCTGTTGGCCGCTGCTGATACAGGGCATTCCATACAAGCGAACCGCGCTGCTTGGCCTTATCGACGAAGTCCTGAGGCATGCGCTCGGGGAAGAGTATTTCGCCCGGCTTGCGCAGTAGGTACGTTTTGCCATTCAGCTCATGCACCTCTTCTTTCTCAGCCTCCATTGGGAAGCTGACAACGCGCCACTGCTCACCACCTTCCTCTGCTTTTTTCAGCAACTGTCCGGCAAGGTCATTCTGATGCCAGCGGGTGAGGATGATGATGATCCCGTTTATCTTCGGGTCAGCACGCGTAAAGAATGTGGTGTCGTACCAGTCAATCACCGCTTCCTGGTAGGTTGGCGATGCTGCTGTTTTGTAATCTTTGGCCGGGTCATCAATGATGCCAATATTCATACCCTGGCCGGTAATGCCCCCGTTAACACCTGCTGCACGATATGAGCCACCATGAAGCTCTCCATTACCATTAACCACCTCCCATAATTCTGCCGTGCGAATAGCACCACCGGCCCCAGATCGGCCTGATGGAAGGGCTGTGTCTGGGAATACGTCCGAATATTTCTTGGAGCCAACGATGCGCTGTGTGTCGCGTGACATGCGATTGGCGAGGTCAGAGGAATACGAACAGGCAATAACGTTCCAGTCGGGATGCTTTCCCAGCACATAGGCAGGGAAGCGGCGCGATGCCTTTTCGCTTTTACCAGAGCGCGGAGGTGCAAATATCATCAGGCGCGGCATATTTCCCGCCTCAACCTCAGCCAGAAAGTGGTCAAGCTCGGCAGAAAGCAGCTCGTTAAACCAGCCAGTTTCATACAGTGGGTTGGTGTAGAGCGTGAAGCCCATGAGGGACTGTCGTGCCTCAGCTATGGCCCGGCGCTTAAATGCTTCAAGAGTCTGCCTGTTTCTCAGCGAGCTGTGATCTGTGCCGACCATGACCAAGCTCCTTAAGGCGTTCGTCTAACTCTTCTTCGGTGATGTCTGAATAACGTATCGGACCACCATCGGCACCTGTGCTTTCTACCTTGAGCCTATTGGTATATGCATCGCCGACCTCCTTAGCAGCCTGCTCCATCAGTGATGCAGCCAGCGCCATGTTTCGCATTCCCTCAGCTTTAACCGTCATGCGGTCGAGTACGCGAAGCCGGTATGCTTTATTTGCAATGGGGATTTCAGATATTTCGCTTTGAAATCGCGCGCGGGTGGAGTTAAAAAGGTCTCGCCACTTTTGAGCCAGCGCAACACCAGCAGCTTTTGTCGGATCATGTGACGCCACTTGCTGGCGAGTAATCTGTAACGCAAATTCATTTTGTACGGCCTCAACTATCTGTGAGGGCGTATCAAAGCATGCAAGCTGCTGGACAATGAAGGCTTTCACTTCAGGTTTAAGTGATGCCATGTTTCACCATCCGTATAATTCAGTATGATTACTAAGCCAATTTCATGAGGCATGTTCCGCATGCTCTGGCTATGTTTATTTTCGCAACCTCTGCCGGGCTGTTGGCTGCATGAACCAATTCCTGCACATCCGCGCTTGCTCCATACCTGCGGACAACTCCGACGAACTCTTCGACGTCATGCCCTCTGATGCAGAGCTTAGGCATTCCACTGTCGCGATAGAACTTCGGAGCGCCAAACTCATCCCTTTCCTGTGCGATGTGGTAAAGCTCATGCTCAACCAGCGCACAAAACTCCAGGTCACTGCACTGAGAGCAAAAGTCAGCAGCAAGAGTTATTACGTAATCCGGCTTGTGCCCGAACCATTCATTCATCTGCTGTTCCATGCGCGCCTTTTGCCAGCCACCTGCACGAAACATCATCTCTTCAGCCTGGCCTACTACAGTGCGCCCCTTCTTTGTAAAACCATGCTGAGCCCACAAAAAAGCAATATCTGCACCCTCAAGATGCGCATGGTCAGGATTATGGAGCGACCCTGTATCAGCAATGATGTTGCGATGCACCCAGTCACGAACTCCCTCAGCAGGAATTAAGCAGTTGTATGGATGGAATGCCGAGATAAAGCTTTCAGCCGCAATCGGTCTTGACTCACGGGCAAACAGCTCTTGTTTGTCGGTGAGCTTTGCCATTTTACTTTCTCTGTTTCATTAGGATGAGAGGGTGATCCCAGTGATTTTCACGTCACCAGTAAGCCGGTGGTAAACAAGATGACCTTCTCGTATCAGAGGGTTGCCGAAATGGTCGAAGCGAGGGAAATAGGCTTCACCTCTTTCTTCATCTGCGCAAACGCAATAACTAACTTGCTTGCCGTTTAGCATGACTGACGCTGGCAGAAATGGGCCTGGCACAATATATCCGCCCAACTCTGAGTCTATGCTTAATCTCATCAGCTCACCCTCTCAGTGATAACTGTTTTCTTGATGCCGTACCGGTTGATGAAGCAGCACAGCACATGAGGATCAACCGGCAGACGGGTAATGGATAGCCACATGCCTGTTGCAATGATCAGCGGGCGGACCCACCAACGGAATTTTATTTTGCAGTACAACCGACATGTAGCCATGTTATTTACCGAAGTTGCTTGCTTGGTACTGGAAAGTAAACTCAACTGACTCGGCTAGGCGCGGATTAATAATTACCGAAACAGATTCGCTTCCATCTGCTTTTTCAGACAGAAAAACCTGAAAGCTATCATCGGTCTTATTTGGTGGTGACTTTGTCCATCCGCTGACTTCCCTACCGCCAGGGAAGGTGGCTTTGACATTTACCTGCTTAAGAATATAAGCCATGGTTACATCATCCCAGCAGCACGCGCTTTAGCCAGCAACGCATTGAAGTCAGCCAGCAGGCCGGCAACATCAGTTGCAGTTGAGTCTGCCTGTGACGCCATTTTCTTCACGATGCCGGCAGTAGTGGTTGTGGCAGCCGGTAGATTAGCAGCGCTGCCGATGTCTGCCAGAGTCGCGACAGTAGCAGTCGAACCGTTTTGAGCGATTACGCGTTGAGTCATTTTAGAGTTTCCTGCTGGATTGATTTATATCTGTGCCGTGATATCCGATACCAATGGCATCCAATACAGTATGTTTATTCTGTCAAAGTCTCTCGGCGAAACCCTTTTGCAGAATTTTATAAATACTTCACTGCCAGCGCTTTCAGCTCATCTTTCGCCGCTGCGCCCAGCTGACTTACGCCACTCTCGACAAACTTAAGAGCAGCTTCGAAGTCTTTAACGCCGGTCTTTACTTCCTGCACTGGCTGAGCCACTGGCGCTGGCTTCTCTACACTTACCGCTACTGCTGTGTCGTTTAATGGCTCTGACATGGTTTTAGTCTCTTGCTTTGGATGGATAAACAGGCTTATCAGCCAGTGGATGAACTTCATTTCTGCCGCTCCAGTTCTATTTGCCTGATGGCAGCTTTGTCGCGATTGCAGTTCTCTATCGATTTCAGCAGTTGCTCATTCAGTGTGAGGCTGTCACCCCAGGTAAACGGATCGGGGATTGCAGGGATGTAGCAGTCAGCGGTCAGGTTTACCGGAATTGGTACCGGCGGCACCGTTACGTAATTTGTCTGCGTGCGCGCGCAACTCGCCAGTAGCAACGGCAGGAACAGGTAACTTAGCGCAGGTATCATCTTTAACCGACTGGCGGATAATGACCACGCGCTGATCGCTTTCGGCATCGCTTTGCTTATTCGCTTCATAGGTGGCCTGCGCAATGTCGTTAAAAAGGGATGTGGCTTTAATCACGTTGTTCGTGACGGCCTGAGCAGAATCGCGCTCCAGGGTGAGCTGTTTGTTTTGCTCTGCAATGAGCGCTTTTGATGACGACTGAATTTTTACTGTAACGGCCAGGATGATTATCAGCAAGAGCATCACGGCGATGCATACCGCATACCATTTCACCCGGCTAATCATTGGTCTAAGCCCCAGCATGCTAGCGCTGATTCCTGGTCACGGCGCGCCACCTGTCCGAGGCAGTTATTGGACCGGATGCGACAGTCTTTGCCACCATCATAAATCCATCTGCGCATTTCAGCGCATGCGCCTTTGCGATCACCGCTGTTGAGCTTCTTATAGAAGGTCGAGGAGAGGCATTTGGACGGACCGATATTCCACGGGCAGAAAGAAGCGATACCAACTTTCTGCACTTCGGTAAGTGGCACTTTGACATTGCGATCGACCCAGTCGAGTGCTTTGCGCTGCTCTATGGCATCAATCCGATCGCACTGTTGCTGCGAAAGCTTCATGCCCTTAACGACAGGCTTACCGTCTACATAAGTCACGCCGCCGCAGATAGTCCAGACTCCGCCAGCGTCCTGATAGGCCACTAAGCGACTGCCTTCTTTCTCACTCTGGAACTGTTTCATCAGGGTTGGTGCTGAGGCCCCCGCAGCAATCAGGGCCAGCATGGCGGCACTGAGCCGGTTACGTAATTGCGGGGACATTGCCATAGGTTATCTCTCAGACTGATTCAGGTGACTCCGGGTCCGGCGTTCTCATTTCGCTGTCGAGGCTTTTCACAATTCGACTTGCCTCTGCAATGTTGTTCACATCGCCACGGTGATATGCCGCCATGAGTATTTCGGTGCGCTTGCGATCTTCATCTATCGCAGCCTGATTTTTGCGGTTGTTCGATCGGTAGGTTAGCCAGGTGAAGGTCGCCGTGATGGCAAAACCCAGGGCAAAAAGTACGTCCTGAAGTGTTAGCATGGCGAAAAATCCTGTCATTCCAGACCATAGATAAGGCCAGAAACCGTTTTGTGTATTCATGCGGAACATGCTCTACCCCATAGATTTGGGGATTTGTTCAAAATAAGAATTAAGGACATTGAGTACTGAACAAATCCGATATATCGTCTTGGTGTCTGATCAGACGAGATGGGCCTCGGTCTTTGTTCGTGACTAAATCCCATGAGCAAGATGGCCGCCGGTAGCTCCAACTACTTGCGGTCGCCCATTTTCACGAAGCCTCGCTAATGCGGGGTTTTGTCTTTTTAAAATCGCTCTAACCCGTGGTCACAGCTGTAAATGAGAGGGTGTTTGTCTGTCTGACTCTTGGCGAGAGAGCGATTTCAGAAATTCCGTGCATAAAAAAAGGCCGCACATGGCGACCTGATTTCATTTACTCATATGCTTAGAAATTATTAATTTCCTTATCTCTTGATAATTCGGGTCCAGTGGTTCCATGGAAACCTTTTTGTCAAGCTCTTCTAGCTCTGGCGTTGCCTTTGCTAGCGCATCTATATATTCGCTTGTGTTCAGATCAGGTAATGGCTTTAGTCTTGAAAGTTTTTTAAGGTTATCTTCTTCAATTAAAACGGATGCTTCTCTTTGAATTTTTTTTACCGCCGAAATATACATTTCTTCATGATTAGCTTTCATCCAATCATAAAAGCCCTTATCTGCGGCCTTTCTTTTCAACTCTCTGGCACTATATCGCCTGTTACCCATAACAACCTCGTCTAGTTGCTCGTCATGTTTCGCCATGGCAGGCAGTGACGAATCTGCTTTTCGGCTGGCCGGCCTAGCCATGGCTAACTCTAATATCTGCTCTGACGCTATTGCGATTAACTGCCCGGCACGTCTGCCCAGAGCGAATTCACCAAAACAAAAACGCCCTGCCAGGCGGTGAACTCTGGAGGGCGCTTAATTGTCAGTCATTCGTTGCGGGGGAAGGACTAATTAGCTTATCTGCTCAACTACTACTGCCGGGAGCATACCACAAATCTATCAGTCTCATTTCGCGTTTTCAACATATTTTTCGCACAATGCAACATTTAGGCAGCACTTTGTTGCACAATGCCATCCAGTTCACGCTTTATGGCATGATAGACGCTTTCTTCAAGCAGTTCCCGACACCATTTCACCCTTCGCCATGCCGACTGAACATCAATTCCGGTCAGTCTGGCGAGGTCTACGGCAATATCTTGCGAGCACTTTCGTTCGCAATGGTATTTAATAGCCACCAGTCGGATCGGATTGTTTGCTGCAAAGATGCGACAGATTACAGATTCAACAAGGTCGGCATCTTCCTGCTCGTTGGCGCGGTCGAGAAGATTGCTGACAGTGTTTTGAGGGGAGATAATTTGCTTCGCTTTGTGGAATAGCTCTGTGCCGGTATAGCCTTGTTCATGCAGCGCGTTTACGACCTCCTTGATTCTTTCTGATTCCCTTTCGCTCCATTCCCCCCGAATCATCAACCGGCCTATCACGTTTATCTTCCCGCCATCCGGCCCAACGCTTCCCCCGTACTTTTCACCCCACGTATTGAGCAGGCATCGTACCCAGGTGCGCTGCAAAGGTGTGATGCTCTCCAGTTTCCCGAGATAACGCTTTTTCATTTCTGACTTGCGTGCGCAGTCTGTCAGTTGAGTGAACTGATCGCTCTTCATGGCTACCTCTGTTTAGTCTGGATTTTTTCTGGAGAAGGGAGTAATCGGTGCTGAATGGAATGTATAATGCTTTGCTGCCGAGCCGTAGTAGCTGCCAGTATTGCCTGAGGTCATCCATGGAGATTCCTTACGCCTCGCAGAAGGTCGTCCATGCGCTGTATGGGGCTGTTTATTTTGCACTCATGGAAAATGCGATTGCCCTCCGTGGTTTTGCCTTTGCAGAGAAACACCATGGTTCGGGTATTGCGCCGCGCTTCTCGCCGCGCTAATTCACGCTCGCGGATTCGTTCCATTTCCAGCAATTGCCGCTCGCTGGGTGATTCCTTCACATAGCGCTTGCCCTGGTAGCCATTTATTTCGTAAATGACGCCAAGGTCTATCATTGCCTTGATAGCTTTACGGACAGTTGGAAGTGAGCACATGAAGATGTGTTGAATCTCACGAATGGAAAGTGTTGGCTGATTTTTTAGCGTGGCTTTGACCTGCTCTATGCCACTATCAAAGTTAATAACTTTCATGGCTTACTCCTGCGTTTTCGCCGGGACATCGCATCCCAGCTCTGGATGTGTGCTGGCTGGATTACTGGATAAATTGGACGGAATTGGAAAAGAAGCCGTCGCCATTTGGCTTTGAGGTATTCGGTCATGCTGCACACTCCATTTGACGTTTGCGCAATTTTTCGTAATGACGGGCCCGGCGTGTGAATATGCGCTTCACTCGCTTCATATACTCGATGTCGAATTTGCGAACGGTATTTTCATGCTCAATGCGCTCAACCCTTTCAAGGCCGAACTTTTTGATGAGGTTGATTCGATAGGGGATCAGATTGCCTGACAGGTCTCGATTGCAGGTAACGCAACTGGCGTTATTGTTGAATACATTAAACCGAAGCCATGGAGCCGCTCCTCTTGACCTGTAATGACTGGCGTCTACTGCACCACCTCGCACGCCATAATTCAGTTTCCGTCCGCATGAGATGCAGGGCTTTCCGTAATCGCGCCAGAATATGAATTTATTAACCGCTGCCTGAGCCTCTCTGTTCCAGTCTGATTTTCCCTTTAGCTTTTCCCTTCTCTGTCTCAAATCATCACGCTGTAACTTTTCCTGCTTGCGTATTTCGCGAGCAGCAAGTTCCTCATCGCGCTTCTTGTTGAAGGCAATGGCGCATAGGTAGTTGTGGCAGACTTTCTGAATAGAACTTCGGGGAGTGTATTCATTAGAGCAGATGGGGCATTTTCTCGGCTTCGGCTTTTTAGCCTTGACCATCATCGACCTCTCATGATTCCAGCTATGACGATTGATATGATGAAGATTCCCAGGATGTCAGCGAATGTCATTGTCTTCTCCTGATAAACGGTAATTTGGATCAAGCATCAGCGTTACCTCGCAGGCGGTGCAGCAATAAACCTGTGAGTCTGCCAGGGTAGTGCCGCAGAACGCGCAGGCAGTAACAGATTGCACGCCATCGCCAGTAGGCTGACTTGATTGGGTTGTGTCGCTCATGGTTCTCCCATTCGATATCGCATTCACACTGGTTGCAGTTAGCGCCGTAGTGATATTTATCCTCTGAGGTGAGAGTGGTGTGACATCGGCAGCAGCGGTCATTCATTTGGCTTTTCTCTGGATTGGAGAAAAAGAATCATTGCCGCACGAAGGGGGTTGTCGCTTCTTACTGCTTCTTTATCCCAACCGTAAGCTGGCCTCGCAACCCATTTGCCACCATCTTGAGGCTCTGCAAAAACATCAGCTGCAAGGCAAATCATTTGCTTTTCAATAATCGGTCCGGCGTCCTTCCAACTTCTGCAATAATCTACGCTTCCTTCCGTAGTCCTTACGGTGCTTAATCCTGCCTCGCCGAAGTGTTGCCTTACGCTACAGTCAAAGCCTTGAATTACGGCAACAGACCGGTTGATTTCAAAGTCACTCATTTCGCTGTAATTCATAACCTGCTCCACATTGGGTTTTTATACTGTTGGGTTGGTATTGGCTCCTCCCTGTACTCTGGCAACAACGCAGTAACAATCCACAGCCGCGGGTCGAATGCTAGAGTCTTGGTTGCCTGGATGTTTCGGAGTTTGTATCAGGAGAGGAGGTCGTCAGCGGTGGCCGCGTCGCATGCGTCATGCACGAAGGGTGTGATTTTCAATTTCTCCACCTTTGCTTCTGATGCCGCGATTACCCTGTGCCACCATCAGAACGCCGTTGATGACGATATGCTTTTTGGCTTCGAAGTCTCTGGCGTATTCGCGGACTGTGTGTCTGCTTATGCCGAGTATCTCGCCAACTTTTGTCTGATTGCCTCTGGTGGTGACCAGTAGCTCAGGAATGGTTTTAATCAGTGCGTTCATGCTGCACTCTCCTGATACAAAGACAGCCAGCGCTTGAGTTCATGCAAAGTCTCAGCCGCTATTTGACCGCCGTCATGCTGGGTCAGGCTTACGGCCATAATCCCAATGCCAGTAAAGTGAGTGCCGCGGTCTTTTCGCAGGGTGAAATAGATAACACCGCGGTCAAAGGATGGCTCTCTGCCCTCTATGCTCAATAATTTCGGCTTACCTTCGTCGTATTCATTGCAAATCTTGAAAAATTGCGCCTGCGTAATTTCTCTACCCTTTAGTGGTGTCATGCTGCACTCCCGAATCTGTTGGCCCATTCTGCCGCCTGCGCTGATTCATCGCTGAACCTGACTCCGCGCTCGGCACCGAAGGCATGAATTAACGTGATTAAATCCCGCATCTCGCTGACGCGCATCTTGCTGGTTGACTGACCGAGAACGACAAATCCGCCGTTGATACCCGGCACTGTCTCCTGCCCTTTCAGGCTGGCGCTGAAGATATGCTTCCAGCTCTCTGAGTCGAGTTTCTTCCCATACCAGACCACCTGGCTCGATACGTCATGCAGGCAGGCCCAAAGCATGCGGTTCTGCGCAAGGCTGCGGGTATCTTCCTGGATGGTCACTTGCAGAGGTTTGTCGGTGTCGGTGGGTAGTTGCTGAATGGTACTGATGCAGTTCTGTCGTATGCTGTTGTTACGCAACAGGTAGGTCATCTTCTCCATAATCTTGCTCTCGTTTAAGGGCTTCTAAGTTATATCCACCTTGCTTGTCGATGAGTTGGCGAATTTCACGCACTGCGTCGTTCTGTTTCGTCGGCATTTTGTCGCTATTCGCAGATTTGGCCTCAATCATCTTCTGCACCAACGCTAAAGCCTCATCAGCGATGCGCTTCTGCTCTGGTGTTGGGTTGGTGTCGTGGATGGTGTCGATGAGTTCGTAGAGATTGCGGAGTGGGTCAGGTCGGAGTGGGATGACGTTGTTCATGGATTAATCCCCAAGGATTTTTATTGCGTTAACAATGTCCTCAATCGGGTCATCGCTATCATTGATAATCTCCCATACGGAATCATCTTCCTCAACCTCGTAGTATTGCTTGAGGGCATTAAATACATTTTCATAAGTTATTTCTGGATTCATACTTCCCCCTGCTTGCTTTTCAATGCTGCCTGCCATGTGAAAAACATGATGTCTTTCAGGTATGGTCCGGTTCTATCTGGGTGGTATGAGGATTTAAACCATGCGTTAAACGCTTCTCTCTGCCGCTCCATCTCATCGTTGCTTGCTTCACTGGCGGCTAGTTGGCGCATGAGTCCTCCCGGGCATGGAAAAAGCGATAATCCAGCATGTAATAGGAATGCTTAAAGTCACAACAACCATCAAAAAACGAACGAATAATGCAAAAGTAAATTCTTTTACGGAATCATCAAGGCTGATTTCTGGCAGGTGCCTGCTTCGAACTCTGCTTGAAAATGCTCGGTTAATAACGGCGCTAACCTTAGTGAGATAACATGGCTGATAGCCATTTTTTACGGCCCCATCAGGGCTGTTGATGTAATCAAACACATTCATCCTAAAACCCCCCTCTCTTTGGTTTAACCGGCTGCTGGCGTGAGTCCATCATACGGCTGCCCCGCGCTGGTATTTGCGTGGTGCCGAAGTTTCCTGCTGATGCTTAGGCCTGCAAATTTTCTCAGCTTCTTGCTGGTCAGTTGGTTTGAAGTGGCCGTTTCTGAACTCCTGAAATACTGTTCCCAGTTGTCCAAATCGGTTTTTGGTGACGATGATTTCTGCATACTTAGCCGCAGGTGATTCCTCGTCGTAAACAGCTTCTCTGTAAAGCATGATGATGCTGTCGGCGTCCTGCTCAATGCTTCCTGAATCTCGCAGGTCTGCATTTGTCGGCCGACGCTGTCCCTTTGGGCGCTTCTCAACGTCTCGGGAAAGTTGACTGAGTGACATGACCGGAGTTTTTAAATCCTTTGCCATGCGCTTGAGACTTCCTGAGATGTGAGCAATGGCAAGGTCGTTGCGATCTGCCTTGGGCTTGTCAATAAGACCCAGATAGTCAACCAGGATGAGTGAAAGTGAGGGGTAGGTACGCTTGTGGCGCTCTGCAATGGCGCGGATTTGCTCGACGGTCATTTTACTGGCATCGACAATCCATACATCAAGCTCCATCAGAGTTCCCAGACCCATGGTTACTTTGGCCCAGCCCTCATCATCCATCTTTGAGGGGTTACGCAGTGCTGATACAGGCAAATTTCCGGCACCGGCAATCTGACGCTCGACGATCTGATTGCTGTCCATTTCCATGCTGAAAATCATCACACCGCGTTTCTTATCGCTTCCAGGGCAAGGTTGCTTTGCCACTCCCTCAGCTACGGTAAGCGCGAACTCTGTTTTACCCATGCCGGGGCGCGCTGCAACAATCACCAAATCGACGTTGTTAATTCCACCGGTAATCTGATCCAGCTCTGGAATCCCTGTCTTTAGCGTATCGGAGTCATCACCCTGCCTCAGTCGCTTCTCGAGAAGGTCGTTATATCCATCCAAAACATCGCGAATGTGCATCGGTCGAACCTGATCGCTCGGACGGTCAACCTCACTTAGCGACGCCATGAATTCGCTGATATGGTTCATGGCTATCTCATGATTACCCGAGGTGTTGATTGCATCCTGCCCCCTGGATAGCAGCTCGCTAAATCGGCGCACCATTGAGTATTCACTTACAACGCGAGCATACCCTTTCAGGTTTGCGGCGCTGGGAGTCTGGCGCATGGTCTGCATTATGTGACCAAAATTGCCTTCACCCATTGCCTCAGCAACCATCAGTCCGTCAATCAGTCCACGCTGTTTAGCCTGTCGCTTAATCTCGCGGAAAGTCTCACGGTAAAGCGTCGTGCTAAATGCTGATTCATCGAGAGTGGCGATTACGTCTCCTGCATCCGGCGTATAACCGCCAATCAGCAGCCCTCCAATCACACTGGCTTCAATGTCTGTGTTTGTCATAGCGTTCCCTCGCGAACTTTGGTGAGTGTTTTGCGTTGAAGCAGGAAGTCGAATGTCGCCACCCATTCACGATCGTTATCACCGAAGTGGAATGGGCGAGCCTGCTGCATGAAGGCGCTGACGTAAGCACGAAAGCCGTCTTCGTTTGGCGTAGCCAGGGAGGTGACGATGGTTTTGAGTTTGCGCTTACGTTCTTCACTGAGTTCGACTGCATGAGGAAGTCTTTCACCAGCAAGTTCGTTGTAGCTCTGCATGCAGGCTTCGTAGTTGATGTGAACTGGTTTTCTCTTTGCAGGTTTAGCCCGGTCGGCACTTACACCCGTAGGGGGTAAGGGGGTGTTTTCTTTTTTCTTTTGAATAGTTTCTTTTGTGTGACTCTGTTTTGGTGACACCCCTGTCACCGTTTTGGTGACATTATTTGTCACCAATGCAGTGACATTATCACCAGAGTAGTGACACCCGGTCACACACCACTCCGAAACTTCTTTGTTTGGGCCAATCTTGTTACCCTCGCGGATGATGACTTTCATCTCGATAAGCTCATTCTTGGCCTTGTTAACTTTCTGGCGGGGAAGTCTTGTCAGCTCTGCAAGCTGGCTGTCGGCAATGCGGTCCATCTTCTTGCCAAAGCCATAAGTTTTACGGCAGATGGCATGTGCTACCTTGCTCTGATTCTTCGTTAAATCAGCACCGATAAGCTCGTCATACAGCGCATTGGCAAGACGGGTGAATCCATCTTCCAGTTGAGCCACGCGACGCTCCATACCCTCCGTAGAAGGGCGATAATCTGATAGGTTACGTACAACACTCATTTGCCCTTCTCCTTCACCTTGTGCTCTTCCAGTATCTCTCGCAGCTTCTCAGCCAGAATCGGGTTACATGAGCGCAAATATCGGGATCGGGTAATGTTTTTGTGTAAATCCGCCTGGTACACAACGTGTTTCTTTGGCATAATTACTCCTGTGAATTGATCCAGTCATTTCGCATCAGGCCTCAAAGTTGTTAGCGCAACTTGAGGCTTTTTCTTTTCCCATCGCAGCAGCTACTGCCTGGCGGGCAACTTCTGCAATCAGGCTCGTTTCCCAAACCTTCTCAAGCAGCACGAAAACCGTTGCCATGTCGCGCAGGTTTAACCGGCTTACTTTCGATTCATGCCATCCGGCCTCATCAGCCAGAACGCGCTGACCTTTGTGCGTAAGGCGACTGCGTAATTCTGTCTCTACTTCGTTGATCAACTTGCTGTTTCTTGCTTGTTCCATGATTAATAATTTCCTTGTAGGTAAATGATTGCGTGACATTGCGGTGAGCAAGTCACTTGGGTATTTCAGGGACGAAACATCCCCAGCCGAATTGATAAAGAGCGGTGTTTCTTATGCTGCCCGATCCGGTTTAGGGAACAGGTTTGGTAAATCTGGGCGAATCTGGTGAGCCTGAATTCGACCCTCAGTTGCCAATACCAGAGAAGCAACGTTTTGGGGCGCTACCTTTGCCTTGTTGTGCAGCCATTTCTGAACGGCTGCCTGACTCACACCGCACGCTTGAGCTAATTCCTTTTGCGTGCCTACGATGGCAATGGCAGTTTTAATAACATGGTTCATAAAAAACCACCTCCGTTGTAATAACAACTCAAATATATAACTTTGGTTGTTATTATGCAAACACTTTAGTTGTTTGACGGTGTATTACTGTGGTTGTATTTTGCGCGGCATGAAAATGACACTTGCAGAACGCTTAAAGCTCGCAATGCGCGAGGCGGGAGTAACACAAGCTGGCCTGGCTGAACGGGTTGGCGTGTCTCAGGCCGCCATTCAAAAATTAACATCAGGTAAAGCCTTAAGCTCAACTAAGTTGATCAAGATCGCCGAATCATTAGGAGTAAGTGCTACATGGTTGGCAGATGAGACCGGTCCGATGTATGTTAGTCGAAGCGGTGAGCATCACCCTGCATCGACAATACCTTCAGAGGATAAATGGATCACGGTTGACCCTTGGGACACTTCTACACCTTTAGAAGATGACGAGGTTGAGGTTCCATTTCTCAAAGATATTGAATTCGCATGTGGTGATGGCTCGATTTCAGACGAGGACTACAACGGATTCATGCTACGTTTTTCAAAAGCCACCATGAGAAGAAGCGGGGTCAATAGCGATGGCTCCGGTGTCCTGTGCTTTCCCGCGCATGGAAACAGCATGGAGCCAGTAATACCCGAAGGAACTACAGTAGCTGTTAACTGTTTGGACAAAAAAGTTGTTGATGGCAAGCTGTACGCCATTAGCCAGGGCGGATGGAAAAGATTAAAGCTTCTTTACCGTACAGGCCCCGAGAAATTAGCTATCAGAAGCTACAACTCAGATGAGTACCCCGATGAAGAAGTAGACATGAAAGATGTAGAGATCATCGGAAGAGTATTCTGGTCTTCAACCCTCTGGTAAACCACCTCAAATAAATGACCCGCTCCGGCGGGTTTTTTATTACCAAATAAAATATTTATAACTATTTTACCTTCCAAAACAACCACAAAACAACCATATCGCATTTATTTACAACCAAAGTTGTTGACATGATTACAACCATAGTTTTAAATAGGTTCATCAGCAGGACGCTGGCGAAACATGAAACGGATTTGCTCTTTAACAATTGAGAATGGGGATGATTCGTCCCCGCCAAAGTGCAGTTGGCTTTGGGGTGTGTAGCTCAGCAGGTAGAGCGGATTCGTAGGCCCAGCCATGGAATCGCGTCACCGGTTCAATTCCGGTCACACCACCCAAGTCAATTACCGGAGGTAACTATGAAAGCAAGAGAGCTACGCAAGCGCCTTCGGGCAGAAGCTCATCGTGAGCAGCTGGACTATGCAGGCCGTATTGACCGCGCATACAAGAAGCTCAGCACCGGATGCAGCCTGACAGTATCCCGCGCAATCAACTCCCCTTCTCTGCGTAGTAAGCATGAGAGTGGGTCAGCTTGTTTGCCAGAGGTTGCGAAATACGCAGCTGGGTTTCGGGAATCTAAAGACATTGTGACAGCGAGATAACGAATGACTAAACGACTTGAGATTTTGAAAGCCTCTCTCGTCAAGAAGGAGGCGCGGTTTGATGAGCGGCTTCAAAACCACTTCGACACTGTAGCCCAGGCAAGCGGACAGCCTCTTAACGACAAGCGCAATGGACGCACAACTCTGAATAAATGGGATAAGCAGAGTGATGCTCTGAGGGTGTTGCAGGACAGCATTCAGCGCACCAAGAACGCAATCGAACGTGAAGAAACAAAGATTGCGCTCGCAAGCATGGTTGAGTTGCCTGCATACCTTCAGCAAGCGATTGATGATGGACTCATTACTCAATGGAGAAAGCACCCCCGATTTTTCTTTGTCGTTGGCGTAAGCGGCGGTCGAATCGTGCTTGATGAGGAAACAGGGATTATCGGGTACCGGTATCTGAATAAAGTATCAAAAGACGACTATCCCACCTTCCGCGACGTATTCAACAAGCTAAACCGGCAGTGCCGGGAATCACAACAGGCTGCCTAACCCGCAGCCTTTTTTACTGGAGCACTCCCATGATATGCACCAAAAATTATTGGTCAGGCTGGGCAGTCTTTGCGGTTATGGGAGTGTGTTTTTATGCGTTTGTTTAGGGGGTTGTATGAGTGATGAAAAAATGAAGTCGTTCGAAGAGGCAGCAAAACCACTTATCAAGTGGCTGGCTGAGAATGAGCACCCGCACCACACGGCAATTATTACTAGCGTCCACGCTGAGTTGCTTGAGTCAAAGATTAGCTTCCCAACCATGGAATTCATTAAGGACTAATGAGATGAGTCAATATCCAATTACAGCATTTCCTACCACTGAAGCTAACTGGTTCAACGAGAACGTTCGCACAGAAGGTATGGACTTGCGTGACTACTTTGCTGCAAAGGGCCTGGTGGCGGTAATTGGCTCTCTTAATGGGCCAGTAACTCACGAAGAGCATCCCGGCGATTTTGATTATTACGCTAACTGCGCATACAAAATGGCCGACGCAATGCTCCGCACCCGCGGCCAGTAACCACTACAGGAGAGAGTGATGGAATGGATTAAGTGCAGCGAGCGGATGCCTATAGATATCGATGAAGTCAGAGCATACAAATCCACAGAAGTTCTGGCTACGGATGGCCGCGTGGTTACTGCTATTGATTGCATTGCTGGCATACCAATTGGGAAAAGAGAGGAGTTTTGGTGTGTTTTCAGCCCTTACGGAAACATGAATCCCAAAGAAATAACCCACTGGATGCCACTACCTGAACCGCCAGCTGAGTGACACCGTAAAGCTGTCTGCTTAGACGGCTTTGAGGTGCTACGCACCAACGCCTTTAGAGGGGCTAAGACAGTAAGAAAGAAGTACCCACCAGGGGCCGCAATGGCCCCTTTCGTTTTCCCAGGTTAAACCAACTAATTCATGAGGTATCCCATGCAAGAACTAATGTTCGCAGGGGCGGCATCGGGCTGCCCAAAACACACCGCTCCAGCTTCTTTAAATCACTTTCGCCTGACTGGCTCCGACGTTATGCACTGGCAGCCAAAGAGCCGCTTACAGCAGCTTTGGGAGCGCCTGGTGCAGGTCATCACGCAGGAAGGCCAGCCATGATATCGCCAACCGAACAATATCGCCGTGAGCAGGAAGCTCTTGAGCACCAGCGCAAGGAAGAAGCAGATCGCGAACGCCTGAAGTATTACGACTTCATCAGAGCGTTATTCGAAATGGCATGCCCCGGAGTAAAGAATGAGTCTCGCAACCACAACTGAAGAGAGCAGCGTTAAACGCCGTGGCTACGTCATGGACGCGCTTTATCACCGTCGTAAGGGTAATCGCAAGTCGATGCGACTGTCGCTGCAATTGGCCTTCTATGAACGTCTGAACAGTAAATATTTTATCGGGCCATGCCCGTTCTAAAGAGGTGTCACGATGAAGTTTGAAAAAGCCATGAGAAAGAAAGCCAAGCTACGGCTGGCACTTACCGGGCCGAGTGGGTCAGGAAAAACTTATAGCGCACTGTTGGTCGCCAAAGGTATCGGCGGGAAGATAGCTGTGATCGACACCGAGAAAGGGAGCGCCTCACTTTACTCAGATATTGCCGACTTCGATGTGCTTGAGCTTGAGCCTCCATTCACGCCAGAACGCTTCATTGAAGCCATAAACGCCGCTGAGCAGGCTGGTTACGACAGCCTGATAATTGACAGCATCACCCATGAATGGGGAGGTGTTGGTGGCTGCCTTGAACTGGTAGACACAATTGCCAAGTCCAAATACCGCGGCAACTCCTGGTCGGCATGGAGTGAGATCAATCCGCGCCATCGCTCATTCTTAGACGCCATTCTTCGCTCATCAATGCACATCATTGCCACTATGCGCAGTAAAACAGAAACAGCGCAGGTTGAGGAAAAGGGCCGCAAGAAAGTCGCCAAGCTTGGTATGAAGTCAGAGCAGCGTGATGGTGTTGAGTATGAATTTACTACCGTGCTTGATATCGGACACGAAACGCATCACGCAATCGCAAGCAAGGACAGGACAAAATTATTCAGCAATTCAGATCCTGTAATCCTCAGTGAAAAGACCGGCGAGCAACTGCTCAGCTGGCTTGAGTCAGGTGCAAATCCTGCCGAGGAATCACTCAAAGTATTCACCGAGTCCGCCGCTAACGCCGTGAGCATTGATGCACTGAAACCTCTATTTGAAGAGGCCTGGCGGACACTACGCGGTACAGAGTATCAGGCCAAGGCCAAAGAGATTTATGACATCCGCAAGGCGGAACTTGAGCAAAATAGCGAGGCAGCATAATGGCAAGTCGTGGCGTAAATAAAGTGATTCTTGTCGGCAACCTCGGGCAAGACCCCGAGGTACGTTATATGCCAAATGGTGGCGCTGTCGCCAACATTACGCTGGCTACCTCTGAGAGCTGGCGCGATAAGCAGACTGGTGAGAACAAGGAGGTTACGGAATGGCATCGCGTGGTGCTGTTTGGAAAGCTGGCGGAAGTGGCGGGCGAATACCTGCGTAAGGGTTCACAGGTTTACATTGAAGGCCAGCTACGAACCCGTAAATGGCAAGACCAGAGTGGACAGGAGCGCTATACCACGGAAGTTATCGTGAATGTCGGAGGCGTCATGCAGATGCTCGGAGGTAAGCAGGAGGCATCTGGTAAGACTCAATCACAACCTCAGCAGCAGCGAAACAACCGACCAGCACCACAGCAGCAACCTCAAAGCCAGCAGGCCAATAGCGAGCCTCCTATGGACTTTGACGATGACGTGCCATTTTAGAGAGGCTGAGATGATTATAGCCGTAACCATGTACTACAAAGATGAGAAAACAGGCCGTACCTCACTCGTTGTTTCGCATGGAGTTGAACGCGACTCCGGAAGGCAAATAGTTCTCCCTTGTGAGCACCCTAAAGACATTGGCGCAGTCTGGAATGCAGAGTTGCGTGAATGGGTGCTTATTTCTAAATAAATCAAATAAGGCTCGCCAAATGAACAACACCGGAACCCCGGCGGATTCTCTGCGCCCTGAAGACAGAGCAAAGCTCGACAGGCTCTATGCAATGACAGCAGACGTCATCAGGGAATACGAGGAGAAGCGCAAGGTTAAGGTGCTGTTCAGCACCAGGGAAACACAGGAAGAACGTGATGCATGGATGCTTAAGTCGATGGAGCGCCAGATAGCGGAGAACAACGAGAAAGCACGGAAAGCGGAAATGAACCGGCAGAGCATCAGTGAGGATGCAAAAGCCGATCGCAATCAGGTCTATCCAGACTGGGCTGAGCGCCGCTATCAGGGCGACTAACCGGACACGCTCCCATGCAAACACTTCACCGCAGGCAATGCCGAATACCGGCATATCGCCTCAACAGCTTCATGTTCATCGTATTAGCCGATGAGCAGTTAGCCATGGTTACCAACGTCAGGCATCTTGCCAATAAGGTGCTTTGTTACATCAACGATAAGCAAGAGTCATTCGATAACGATGAGCTTGTCGTGGTGTCTGTAGCGGATTCAGGAGAAGGGAAATGATTAAGCGATATGACCACGGTGTTGCACATGGGGATTCTCAGATTCCTGAGTCTTTCATGTGTGTTAGAGATAACGGTGCATATGTGGATTACGAGGACTATGCCGCATTGCAGCAGAAGCTGGATGCGATTTCTGCAAAGGCACTTGAGCTATGCAGTGAAGCGGCTCAAATCTATCAGAAATATAACGTCACTCAGATGCCTGACAGGGATTTAGTAGACCACCAGACAATCCAGGAGCTTTCGGATTTAATCCGCTCCGGCACCCATGACACTGCGGATGAGGCGGGTTGATATGGATAATAAAATAACCGAATCGGACAAGCAAGCACTCAAGGCGATGCCTAATATCCGCTGGTTTAGCTACATGGAGAGCTGGAGCGCTAAAATAAATCGCCCTCAATACCGTATGGAGAGGCTGGAGGCGGCGGGCTATCTGGAAAGTCGCGTTATCGGGGAGTATCCGAATTTGACGCGACAATATAAAAAGTTGATGGAGGCCAACCATGACAACTAATTACCGCAATCCAGTTGATGGTGATGTGCAGGCGCTGATTGACGTCTGCAAGTCTGATATTGCGCGTCTGGAAGGCACCATCAGACGATGTGAAGCTAATAAGATTTTTAGCACAATACCAGGCCACAAAAGAGACTTGCTGATTCGGCAAATAGCACTCGCCGCGCTGGCGGCTGAGCCTGTCTATCAATTCATTGTAAACAATCCTGATAAGGATGGGTATATCGAATGGGCAGACTGTAACCCTGATTACTTCAGTAATGAGCCATCAGACAGACGGCGAATTCTATACACCACCGCTCCCGCTCAGCTTTTGCGCCCGGTGGAGTTGCCAGAGTTCGTTTACGATGCAGAAGGTGAGCCGTTTCTTCATCGCGATGAGGTTGTAGAACTGCTTAGCGCATTAGGCTACGAGGTGAAAAATGATTAAGTTGCCAGATGAATTAACGCCTAAAGCAGCCAGCCGCGCGTATGGTGGGCAGGTTGAAGGTTATCGCGATGGGTGGAACTCCTGCATTGCAGAAGTCCAGCTCCTTAACGCCACCGCACAGCCTGTAAGTGAATCGTCTGCGGATGCCTCTAAAGCTATCAGACAGTTAGCGAGAGAAATACAGGGTGTAACACCGCGCGCACAGCCTGTAAGCGATGGGTGGGTAAAGTGCAGTGAGCGGATGCCGAGTAAGGGTGAAAGGGTTTTGGTGTTCATCGATTTTAATTCAGATGGCGTCCCTCCGAGCATTCACGATGCAGAATTTACAGGGCAAACATTCAGAAGAGGTGGTGCCACAATCAAGCCTTACCCCTTAGAGGATGGATTTGGTGTAACCCACTGGATGCCACTGCCAGCAGCGCCGGGAGGTCAGTGATGATTAGTGATGAGCGGCTTGAGAAAATTGCCCAAGGCTTCGAGTGGCCGCTTACTGGTGAGGATGCGGAGATGGCAAAAGAGCTTCTGTCTCATCGACCCTGCCAGCATAACTGGAATGTCCTGAGGCTTATCGAGGGCAATGGTCGATACCAATATTGCACCTTTTGCGGCGCGAAGAAGGTTGCGGATTGAATCACCTTCACCGAAAACCAACCATCACCGAGTAACCAACCTGCTACGGCGGGTTTTTTTACGAATTCATTCAGGAGTAGCCACTATGTCCGCAGATATTCTCGATGAAGCTGCTGAGCACACGCAGCGCATGATTGACCTGGCATTAGCCAACCGCAATAAACCTCAGATGCAATTCACCGGTGCCTGCCATTACTGCGAGGAGAAGGTATCGACCGGATTCTTCTGCTCGCCAGAGTGCCGTGAGGACTACGAAAGAATTGAGCGCGCCAATAAGCAAAGGAGAGTGGCATGAAACTTATTGATTTGTTGGTGACTCATCTAGGAAGCAATGGCGGATGGCCTATCGGCGCTGAAGTTTGCGCTCAGGATAACGATTGTGAAATCGTTTTTTATTCGCGCCCAGGAATTCATCGCCGAGGGAACAATTTGGTTTGGACAATACCAGAGGGAGTTGATTCAAAAGTTGTAAAACGAAGAATATATCTCGAATCTGCTGACGATATGCAGACGAAGGTGATTCATCGAAATCAATACGAAGTCGCCCTTGCAGCATCAAAGCAGTCTGAATGGGATGGAGAAGGTTTGCCACCGGTTGGTTGTGAGTGTGAAGCGCTGTACGATACCTGTGATAAAGCATGGTTTCGCGTCAGGGTTATTGCACATGACGATAAGCGCATTATTGGACGATGGCTTGAGGGATCTAAAGCAAACCAGTTACTTGACTACCCGGTTATCGATAATTTCCGGCCGGTTCGCACCGCAGTAGATCGTAAGCGCGACCGTTTTTATGAAGACGTGCATCCATATCTTTCGAAAGGTCTAAAATCAGTAGGATATAATGTTAAAGAGCTTTACGACGCCATCGCCGCCGGCGAGATTCCCGGCATAAGGCTGACAGATGACGCCAGAAACTGAAAACGCCATCCGCGCCGTAGCCCGCAAGTGCAGACAGGAAATCATCAAAGCCACTGACGGCAATCCTAAAGCAGACCACGACGCCATCACCACCGCCATCCTCGATAAACACGCCAAATCAATCACCGCACTGCCGCCGAATACATTCACAGCAAAGCTGTGGCTGAGCTATTTCGTGCGTCAGGTAGACAGGGAGATAAGACAGTGAAATACGGATCTGTTTGCAGCGGAATAGAGGCTGCCAGCGTAGCCTGGGAGCCGCTCGGGCTTGAGCCTGCATGGTTCTCTCAGTTTGACCCCGAACACAACTATAAAAAAGGGACTGACTTCCCCTCTGCCGTTCTCGCCCATCACTGGCCGCACGTTTCCAATCTTGGAGATATGACAAAGCTCGCAATCATGGTGAGGTCTGGTGATGTGGAAGCGCCCGACATCCTTGTTGGCGGTACGCCGTGCCAGGCATTTTCTGTAGCTGGAGCACGCAAGGGTCTTGAAGATGATCGAGGCCAGTTAACAATTTCATACGGAGAATTAGCAGATGCAATCGATGATCAGCGTATCAGAGAAGGAAAGCAGCCATCAATTATCGTCTGGGAGAACGTGCCAGGCGTCCTGTCGTCCAAAGATAACGCCTTCGGTGCGTTTCTTGGCCTCCTCGCCGGTGAAGACTGTGAGCTGGAACCACCAGGGAAAAAATGGTCGAACGCTGGTTATGTGTCTGGACCCAAAAGGTCAATCGCGTGGCGGACCCTTGATGCCCAATATTTCGGAGTGGCCCAACGACGCCGACGTGTGTTTGTTGTCGCAAGTGCTAGAGCCGATTTCGATCCCGCAAAAGTTCTTTTTGAGCGAGAAGGCGTGCGCCGGGATATTGCGCCGAGCAGAAGCACGGAAAAGAACGTTGCCGCCCTTACTGCAAATGGCGTTGGAACGTGTGGCGCAGATGACAACCAAGCCCAGGCTGGACATCTGATCCCCATTTCTACAAGTACATGGCCCGTATCTCACTGCCTTAATGCTGGAGGTATGGCCCGCATCGACTATGAAACAGAGACGATGGTTGTTCACGGCACGCAGGAACATGACAGACCCATTGCTTGTTATCCCATCAATACTCAGCTAGCTTTGCGTGGATCTGAAACAAGCAATTCAACACGGGAAGGTATAGGCTTAGGTGATGATGGTGATCCAATTTTTACATTATTGGCAGCACATCATCATGCAGTAGCAACTAACATGCAGGTTCGTCGCCTTACCCCCATTGAGTGCGAGAGGCTCCAGGGGTTCCCGGATAACCACACCCTTATACCCACTGAGAAGCGCAAACAGATTACAGCAGAAGAGTATGCTTATTATCGCCATCACAACCCTGAAATGACAGCGGAACAGGCCTACAAACTGGCGGCAGATGGACCTCGGTACAAAGCGATCGGCAACTCCATGGCTGTTCCGGTAATGGCCTGGATTGGAAAGCGAATCATTTCTCACCTGAATAAATAACCCCCACCACATTAACCTTTATCGCGCTCTGCGTGAGGAGTTGTTATGTCCGGAAAGTACCGGCTCATTTATGCTGACCCGCCTTGGTCATACCGCGACAAGGCCAATGATGGCAGCCGAGGCGCATGCCATAAATACCCGGTTATGACGCTGCAGGATATCTGCAGGTTGCCGGTGTGGTCACTCGCCGATCCCGAATCCTGCCTGCTTGCTATGTGGTGGGTGCCGACTCAGCCGTTGGAGGCGTTGAAGGTTGTCGAGGCGTGGGGCTTTCGGTTTATGACAATGAAAGGTTTTACCTGGCACAAGACGAACAAGCGCAAAGGGAACAGCGCAATCGGAATGGGCCACATGACGCGTGCAAACAGCGAGGATTGTCTGTTTGCGGTGAAAGGACGTCTGCCAGCACGCATGGATGCCTCAATATGTCAGCACATCAGCGCGCCACGCATGGAGCATAGCGCTAAACCACAGGTTATCCGTGACAGCCTGGTGAAGCTCATCGGCGACGTGCCGCGCATTGAGCTATTCGCCCGTACCGCCGATCAGGGTTGGGATTCGTGGGGCAACGAGCTTGATACCAGTGTTAATTTAACCGAGGGAGGTTTTCGGCGAGTCATTCGCAAGAGCACAGCAGCATGAACATCTCCATCACCCCCGACCCGGGCGACATTCTCACTCTCGCCCTTCTCATCGCTCTCATTTACGCATTCAAACACAGCAAGCCACCTGAGGAGTAGATATGGAAAACGACGAGCCATTGACGCTTGCCGAGGCCGCGCTTTACCTGAAGGTTTCAGCAAGGACAGTAAGCAACCTGATTCGCCGCGGAGAGTTACCGGCGCGCAGAACAGGTGGTGACAGCGGCAAGTACCTTGTGCTTCGCTCCGCCTGTATTGATTATGTTCGCAATCCATCACAGAATCGCCCGGCGAGCATGGGTGATGGCACAAACGGAGGTCCATCATGTCAATCACCCTCAGAGGCGGGGTATGGCACTGTCATTTCTTTACCCCGAATGGCAAAAGAGTTAGGCGATCGCTTAACACAGCGGACAAAAAGCAAGCGCAGGAGCTGCACGACAGGCTGAAGGCGGAGGCATGGCGGGTTGAGGAGTTAGGCGACCTGCCTGTGAGGTCTTTCGAAGAGGCCTGCATGCGCTGGCTGGATGAGAAAGAGCATAAGCGAAGCCTGGATGATGACAAGGTAAAGATTGAGTTCTTTCTTTGTCATTTCTCAGGGCGGGATATTGCCTCTATTACCGGCGAGGAGGTGCAGAAGATTGTTGGCAGGATGATCAACCGCAACCATCGCCGTAAATGGGAGATTCAGCGCGACGCGGCAATAAGGGACAGTAAACCCGTGCCTGAATACAAAGACCGGCCAGTCAGCGCAGGAACCAAAAGCCATTACCTTTCTTTTATGCGATCACTTCTTCGTGCCGCGGCTAACGAATGGGGATGGATAAAGACCGCGCCAGTCATCAAGACCAAGAAGCCCGTAAGCAAAAGGATTCGCTGGCTGACCAGAGAGGAAGCAAACAGGCTCATCGACGGCATGCCAGACAGCATCAGGCCAGTGGTTGTTTTTGCGCTGTCCACCGGGCTACGCCGTTCAAACATTCTGGATCTGGAGTGGACTCAGGTTGATATGCAAAGGAAGGTGGCATGGATAAATCCGGAGAACGCCAAAGCGGGCAAGGCTATTGGCGTGGCGCTGAATGATACCGCATGCCGGGTGCTGAAGGAGCAGATTGGGAAGCATTCACGATGGGTTTTCGTTCACACAAAAGAGGCAACCAGACCAGACGGCACCAAGACGCCATCAGTCAGGAAAATGCGCTGTGATGATAACACGGCGTGGCGGATAGGGCTCAAGCGGGCAGGCATTGAGGATTTCCGTTTTCATGACTTACGGCATACCTGGGCAAGCTGGCTGATTCAGGCAGGTGTTCCGCTTTCGGCATTGCAGGAAATGGGAGGATGGGAAAGCATCGAAATGGTACGCAGGTATGCACACCTGGCACCTAACCACCTGACTGAACATGCGCGCAAAATTGACTCACTTTTGGGTGAAAACGACACAAATACGACACAAGGAGGAAATCAGGTAGGCTTGAAACTTGCTTAA